AAGTCTTTCCACCAGATTGTTGTTTTGGGTTCAAGTTCATTTGTACCTTTTATGCAACTATCATCAAGTGCGAGACGTGAGGTTATCGAGGACTTACTCGACATCAATATCTTCTCTAAGATGAATGGTCTATTGAAAGAAAAGATGTCTATCCTCCGAGAGAATATCAAGGCCAATGGTCACCAGATAGAAATCTGTAAGACCAAAATCAATGCACAGAAGAAATATCTGCGTGATTTGTCTGCGGTAAATGCACAACATCGTAAGGACAAAGAGTCTGAGATGATCTCTCTACAGAACGAGATTGCGACATTACAAGACTTCAATACTCTCCACATGGGTAGTGTGTCTATTCGTCTAGAGGATACTCAGAATAAGATTTTGTCTGTTACCGAGAAACGTAATAAGTTATTGGAATACCAGTCAACCTTCAAGACTCAGATTAAGACTGTCGTAAAGGAAGCTAAGTTCTTTGATGAGAATGAACACTGTCCTACGTGCGACCAAGGTATTGCAGAAGAACTTCGGGAACGTAAGAAGATTAATGCTACCCAGCGTGCAAAGTCTCTTAATGATGCGATGTCTAAATCTACCGAACAGATGACAGAGTTTGATACTACCTTGTCTGAACTACAGTCCGAGATGGACGAGGTTCGAAACCTACACAACGAGGTGAATAATAACAACTCTACTATCTCTCGATTGAATAATAACATCACGCGTATCCGTACAGACATCGATAGTCTATCTGAGAACACAGGTGACCTGAAGACAGCCAACGAAGAGTTAGAAAGTGCGTCCAAGGAGTTACACGATACTCAGGATGAGAAGTACCGACTGAACGAACAGTATTCGTATCAACAGGTGAGTGCGGAACTTCTGCGAGATACTGGTATTAAGACTAAGATTATCAAACAGTACATTCCGGTCATCAATCAGTTGACCAACCAGTACCTACAGATACTTGACTTCTTTGTACACTTTGATCTGGACGAGAGTTTCAACGAGACTATCCGTTCACGTTTCCGTGATAACTTCTCGTATGACTCATTCTCTGAGGGTGAGAAACAACGTATCGATTTGTCCCTACTGTTCACATGGAGACAGATTGCGAAGATGAAGAACTCGGTTGCTACCAACCTATTAATCCTTGATGAAACATTTGATTCATCTTTGGATGACGATGGGGTTGACAACCTGATGAAAATACTGTATAGTTTAGGTGAAGAGACTAATGTTTTTGTTATCTCTCACAAGGCGGAACTCGAGGATGCTCAGTTCCAACGTAGACTTGAATTCGTAAAAGAGAAAAACTTTTCGAAATTAAAGGTAGCATAGGGGTTGCCAAACCTGTGTAAATTGTATATAATGGTCGTATCACTTAATGTTAAAAGAGAGATTTAATTATGGAACTATCTGATCGCACCTTATCCGTGCTAAAAAACTTCGCAAACATCAATTCTAATATTGTGTTCCGTGAAGGCAACGAACTGAAAACCATCTCAGTTGCAAAGAACATCCTCGCCAAGGCCACCCTTGATGAGACAGTACCCCAAGAGTTTGGTATCTATGACCTAAACGAATTCCTTAGTGTGATGGGTTTGGTCGAGAATCCTACACTGAACTTCCAAGAGAAGTGTGTTACCATCTCTGACTCTACGGGTCTACGTGGTAACAAGTACTACTTCTCTGATGTAGATATGTTGTCTACTCCTAGTAAAGATGTTATCATGCCAGAGTGCGAAGTTAAATTCACACTAGATACTGATACATTGAGTAGGTTGAAACGTGCGTCCTCTGTCCTAGGACACGATTCGATTTCTATTACCCCAAGTGGTGGTAATGTGAAACTTACTGTTGTTGACGGTGAAGATTCTACATCTAATAGTTTCTTCTCATATGTTGACGGGGAGTTCGAAGAGGGTGCGGACTTTAATTTCATCCTAAATGTTAATAACCTAAAGATTGTTAATGAGGACTTTGAGGTTGGTATCTCTAAGAAACTTATCTCAAACTTCAAATCAAAACAATCACCAATCGAGTACTTTATCGCACTTGAAAAATCATCAACCTACGGAGCATAAATGATGAGTAAAGAAGAGAAACAAGCAGTAGACGAACGTGTCGCAGTATTGACAGACTTGACTAACCGTGTATCGCGTTCAACAGTTGCAGTGATTGACACTGTGGTTCAACGTGGTGGTTTTAAAGGTGAAGAACTCACTACAATTGGTCAGTTACGTGACCAAGCGATTGAGGCTATCCAACTAGTTGAGCAGTTACAGAACCAGTAATGGTAAAGGTAACTTATAGGCACTGGAAAGAACCTGATGTGATTTTGGAGGTAGTTGGTACAATGCCTGACAAAATCAACGGGAATCTCAGTGACCGATTTATAGTTATCACCGAAGATGGTACCTACGAAGATATCATCAAAACCACGGTTATAAGTATAGAGAATATCTCCGAGTAGTTCAACTGGATAGAGCATCAACCTTCTAAGTTGATAGTTGTAGGTTCGAGTCCTACCTCGGAGGCCAAACGATGCGGGTGTAGTATAGTGGTATTACAGGAGGTTTCCAACCTTTTGATGGGAGTTCGATTCTCTCCACCCGCTCCATATTATTATAGGAGAACAAATGTTGTTTAAGACATATATCCCCGATGTTGTACACCATATGCGGGAACGTGATGAATCTATTGGAGGAGACAATCCTTACAAATGGGTTCGTAAGATGACAAGTGAATTGCTTGGAGGAAAGAGGGTTGTCGTGTTTGGATTGCCTGGCGCATTTACTCCTACTTGCACTAATGAACAACTACCTAACTTCGAACGACTCTATGATGAGTTTGTCGCAGAAGGTATCGAAGAAGTCTGGTGTACTTCTGTGAATGATGCATTCTCGATGAACAAGTGGGCCAAAGACCTTGGTATTATCAAGGTGAAGATGTTACCTGACGGTAACGGTCAGTTTGCAGATGGTCTGGGTTACTTAGTTGATAAGTCCAATCTAGGGTTCGGCAAACGTTCTTGGCGTTACGCACTAGTCATCGATAACATGAGTATTGAACGTTGGTTCGATGAAGACGGTATGTCTGACAATTGTCCGGACGACCCATACGAAGTATCTAATCCTGAAAACGTACTCGCCAAATTGCGAGAAGGTTAAAATGGGATACCCTCCGAAAGGAGGGTTTTTTTATCATGAAAAAATATTATAACAAATATGTAATGAAAGAGACTCTAGTCATTGTGGGGTCTGGAACAGTAATCAATTATCCTATAGGCATCCTCTTTGCTTGGTTGATTATTGACATCTGGGGTATCACTGACCCTGTTGCATTTGCGACCATCTCAACTATCGGGTTCTTTATAGTTGCAATGATACGAGTGTACACAGTAAGATATATCTCAGAAACTAAAAGAAAAGATTGACATATCGTTCCACTTGCGATATAATGACTACTTAATTAAATGATGGAGTACCAAATGCGTGATGAGTTTTTGTGGTGCGAGAAATATCGCCCACGTAATGTGAATGACACAATCCTACCTAAACCACTTAAAGAAACCTTCCAGAAGATTGTTGAAGGTGGTGAACTACCTAACATGTTGTTTTCTGGTACTGCGGGTACTGGTAAGACGACTATCGCACGTGCAATGTGTGAGGAACTTGGTCTTGACTATATCGTCATCAATGGTTCTGAAGAGGGTAACATCGATACCCTTCGTGGTAAAATCAAACAGTTTGCATCCTCGGTATCACTCTCGGGTGGTTACAAGGTTGTTATCCTAGATGAGGCTGACTATCTCAATCCTCAATCTACCCAACCTGCATTGCGTGGATTCATTGAAGAGTTCTCTAAGAACTGTCGGTTCATCCTGACCTGTAACTTCAAGAACCGTATCATCGAACCATTACATTCTCGTTGTTCTAATTACGAGTTTAACTTCTCTAAGAAAATATTGTCTGGATTATGTGGTCAATTCATGGGTCGGGTACAAGATATCCTCGGTCAAGAGAATGTCCAGTATAACCCCGATACCCTTGCACAGTTGATTATGCGTCATGCACCTGACTGGAGACGTGTACTCAACGAACTACAACGTCACTCTATCTCAGGTCAATTGGAAACCTCGGTTATCCTGAATGACGCGAATGACAACTATGGTATATTGTTCAAGGCACTCAAGGGTAAAGACTTTAAGAAGATGCGTGGATGGGTTGTCAATAACATGGATGTAGAACCTGCGTCTATCTTCCGTGGTATATACGATGCGATGTATGAAAATGTGCAACCGCAATCTATTCCTCAGTTGGTATTAATCCTTGCGGATTACCAATATAAAAATGCGTTTGTGGCTGACCACGAACTAAATCTGGTCGCATGTATGACCGAAATTATGGCGAATGTGGAGATTATATAAAATGGCGTTTTATCAAAATAATGTAGAAGAGTTTATGTATATTGGTGGTCAAGAGTTTCCTTGCAGTCAAGGTACACATCTCTACAAAGACCCTAAAGAGAATGATGACCAAGTTCAGTTGTATATGGATTTGATTACCGAAGAGTATAACGAGACCCTTGAAGCATATAGGAACGGTGACATCGTAGAACTCGCAGATGGTCTTGCGGATATGGTATGGGTTATCATGGGTATGGCTTCCAGTCTAGATATTGACTTTGAAGCGGTATGGGAAGAAGTTTCTCGGTCTAACATGTCTAAGTTTGTTGATGGTGTTGCGATTAAAAATCCCGAGACAGGTAAGATTATGAAACCAGATACTTTCTCTGAACCAGATCTTGCGAGTGTGTTGGGTGTCTAAATGGGACGAAGCGCATATGGATACTGCACGTAGGTATGCGCAACTGTCCTCTGCAAAACGTGCACAGGTGGGTGCGGTCATCGTAAAAGATGGTCGTATCCTATCTATTGGATATAACGGTATGCCATCGGGTTGGGACAACTGTTGTGAACACGAAGATAAAACAAAACCAGAAGTCATTCACGCAGAGTCTAACGCAATCACTAAGGTTGCACGTAGTTCAGAATCTACCGAAGGTTCTACACTATATACAACGATGCTGCCCTGTTTAGATTGTGCAAAATTGATCTATCAATCAGGCATCCGTAAGGTATACTATTCAGACCAATACCCCAAGGGTACAGCAGGATTAGATTTTTTAAATAAATGTGAAATCCCTGTGAGTAAAATATGAACACAGAAATGACTCCTACGGACAATATCCTGTATTGGCCTAATAATATTGATATCAGAATGTGTCCCAAGAATGGTATGTCTACCCTCAAAGAGGCACTGCGTAGAACACTAGACCAAGAACACTCTCAGGGAATGGAGTATCGAAATAAGTTGGTTAAACGAGAAGGTGACCAATTTGATATTCCTTTTCGTACTGGGTCAGTTCGCATTGCAATAAGACGAGACCCTATTGATAGGTTCAAATCTGCATGTGAATTTATCCAACAGAAACGTGCATATTTTATACAGAACGGTAAAACCCTACCTTCAATATCGATGCAGATAGGAGAAGTGATAGATAGTCTTGAAAATAAAACACTTCGGAATAATCACTTCTATACTCAGAGTTATTATATGGGTGTACCCGAAGATTATGATATGGTATTTCATATCTCGGAAATGGATAAACTACTTGACTTTCTCCAAGAAACGTGTAAAATAGAACGTGACATTACTCAATTACATGAGAACAAAACGTCACTGAAACTATATAATGATGCAATATCTCCTGAACATATGGAGAAGTTGTATAACTTTTATAATAAGGATTTTCGTAATGGCTGGTGCAAACAAGAAGACCGTCTCACCGTTTGACTTCCTGAACACCATCAACTCGACCAAGGTTGACTTGATGAATGAACCGGATAATGAAAAGAAATACGCATCATTTGTAATCAATCGCAGTCTGTCGTACTTCCCCGACACGGTTGCGATTGCAAATGAAATGAATCGATACCACCATATTGATAATAAGTTACAATATCAATTTTTACTAAATATAGTCAGGAAACGTAAACGTTTCTCGAAATGGGTTAAACCCGAAATAGAAAATGATATTGAAATGGTGAAAGAGTATTATGGATATAGTAATGACAAAGCCCGTCAAGTCCTACCATTACTCTCTTCCTGTCAACTAAAATATATTAAGAATAAGGTGGATAAAGGTGGAAGAAAATAATTTAGTAGAATGGAACTCTGGTCTGATGTTGGAGGTGACTTTAGCGGAACCGGATGACTTCCTTAAAGTAAAGGAAACTCTTACTCGCATAGGTATTGCATCAAGACGTGATAACAAGTTATATCAGTCTTGTCATATCCTACACAAGCAGGGTCGATACTTCATCGTACACTTCAAAGAACTCTTCATGTTGGACGGTAAGAAGTCTAACCTAGAACTTGGTGATGTACAACGTAGAAACACTATCGCGACTCTACTGCAAGACTGGGGTCTCTTAGAGATTCAAAGCAAAGAGGTGTCCAAAGATTGTGCACCCATGCGAATGATTAAGATTATCGGATTTAAAGATAAAGACCAATGGGAGCTTTGTCCGAAGTATAATATTGGAAATAAATGATATGAACATGGTAGACATCTTTGAGGATAACGTAGATAATATTGCAGAGAAGACTCCTTATTACGGTAAACTTCCGCAAGAACTGATTGAGAAGTATAACTGGGATATCCACATGGATATGTTAGATACTCATCCCGAGGAACTTCTTGACACCAATACAAGTAAAATGCGTATAGGTCTCAACTCGTTTCACACAAGACCTTCTGCACCTCAGTTCGCAAAGGATATAGAGAGCGCAATGCAGGAAGTCTTTGCACTTCATGGTAATAAGATCACTAACATTGCGTTCACTGGTTTCGGGCCTAACTCTGACAGTTATCCACGACACAAAGATTCTATGGATGTCTTCCTTGTTCAAGTACTGGGTGAAATAAAGATTTGTGTGGATGGGTTGCATGATGAACCTGTCCCATTCAAGCCGGGGGATTACTATTGGATTCCTCGAGGGAACCACCATCAAGTGTTCCCAACCACAAGCAGAGCAACGTTTTCTTTCGGTGTCGAAGGAAATCCTGACCCTGCAATATACTTTTAAATATAAAGGTGTATAAATAGACTCGGGTATGCGGATTGTCCGGTACTCATTTAATCTTGCTTAATAATAGGAGAGCACTATGACTAATACTAAAACTTTATTCCCTCGCCAGACCTTTGTGGGTTTTGAACATCTACTCAATGAGTTAGATTTTATCGGTCGTCATGCGAACGATAATTACCCACCTCACAACATTGTGAAATTAGAAGAACATAACTATCTCATTGAGGTTGCGTGTTCGGGGTTCAGTCGCGAGGAAATAGAAATTGTACAAGATGAACGTACATTGACACTAACTGGTAAACACGATAAACGTGGTCGTGAGTATATCCATCAAGGTATCTCACAGAAACAGTTCAAACGTCAATTCCGTTTATCTGAGTATGTAGAAGTGGTTGGAGCTAATCACAAAGACGGAATCCTGTCAATTGAATTGAAGGTAGTCCTACCAGAAGAGAAGCGTCCTCGCAAAATCGATATAAATTAAATCAATTTTCGAGGAATAAAATGAAAACTAGTAAAATCGAAAGATTTGGTAATAGTTTTGCCGCAGTAGTTATTTTTACTACTATGTGGTTTGCACTACTACCATTGGTATAAAAACACGGGGGGGTGAAAGTCCCCCCATCTATTAAGGATATAGTATGAATTTGATATATCAATATTGGGATGGTGAAGTAAGAGAATCATGTCGTGCCGGTGTATATGCAATGCAAGAATACGCAGAACGTATTGGTGCAGAGTACATATTCGAAGAGAACCCTCAGTTTCTAAAGAATCACTTCGGTTATAACTTTGGTGGTTACACTCCGCACTATGGTGCATTCAAACCTATCTTTGATGAATCATTTGACAAGTATGACAATGTTCTATTTGTAGATACAGATGTATTTCCTGTAGGAGGTCTGACGCATAATATCTTTGACGAGTTTACTGGTGAGATTGGTATCTGTACAGAACCAGAACAACCACGTATTCGTACAATCACTAAGGGTCGCATTACATCTAAACAAGATGAGAAGTGGGCACAGATGGTACGAGACACTTGGAGTACCGAAGTACCCCGTACCGATGATGGACTTGTTGAAGTCTTCAATACTGGTATGGTGTTATATTCAAAACAAGGACGTATCAAAGCACGAAAGGAATGGGTTGACCCTGCACTATATTTTCAGTTGTGTAAGTCAAAAGGTCTAGACTCATTCTACACCTGTGACCAACCATATCTACACGCCATGATGTTTATATGCGACTTTGATGTACAATATATGGACAACGGATGGAACTCATACATTCACTTCGCACGTACAGTAGACAAAGAAGAACGTTACTTATGTGATTGGAGAAACAAGGCTACTAAATTTGTACACGTACAGTTTGCAGGTGCAGATAACTTAGACGCAGAGACTCATCACCGTATTGTGAACCTTCCCCAAGAAAAATGGAATCTCCCTAGTTGAAGGCGTATCAGATAGTAATCAAGGGTAATGAAGTATCCGAGGAGTACGCACGTATCTCTCGGAAATCATTTGAACCTTTAATTGTAGCAGGTGTCATCGAAGAGATAATTACCTTTGATGCCATCACACCAGATTGTCCCCATTTTGACGAACATGTGTCAAGATATAACTGGGAATCTTCCTTGATGGTAGGAGACCTTCGTGGGTCTAATCCTGATGACCATTCACCGACCGAGAAAGCAGGTATGTGTTCTCACTGGGAACTTATGCGAATGCAGTCCGAGTCGGACGAGAGATTCTTGGTTTTAGAACATGACACTTTCTTCTTGGCGGAACACTTTGATGTGTTCTGTGACTTGATTAAACGTATCGAGGAAGAGGGTACCTTATATGCAAACCTCGGACTATTCATGGGATGTTATTCTTTACATCCCCATACTGCGGGATGGCAGTACGAAGTGTTGACCGAGAAAGACTTCCCAATCAACTGTGGCCCATACTGCACACTACAACGATTGTTCTCTACATATACAACTGCATACCTCAAGAAGGTAGACTATCGAGGAGTTGAAGATACTGTTATCCATCCATGGCATGACTGTGACACTCTCTTCTTTGGTAGAAAGGTGGGTATCGCGTTCAATAAACGAGACCCTTCTCGTGCGGATAATATGTGGAAGACTCCGACTACCCAAGTGGTTTCTAAGTCACTCGCAGTGACCCAAGACCATCATGGTTACCAACAAAACTTCATCGACCACCCATGGACACGTCACAAATATTTTCATATAATAGATTGACAAACGACTCGTAATAATATATAATGGTTACATTGAGATGAGGAATTTATGATACTAACTAAAGAAGATGCGTTCTACGCAGCAAATGTTTTCACGGAGTTCTTTTCGAACTTCGACCGTATTGACGACTATATGCGACAAATCAAGATGGAACGTATGAAGACGTTCCCCACGGGTCTACTTGGTATGGGCCCCGAAGATGACCTGTTCGATGATTTCGACATGCACCCCAATGATATGGAGTTTGTTATTGGCGAATGTCCACAGAACCAGTTCATGCAGTACATGGAGATTGTTACTTCTGCGCCCGTAGAATCTAGTATTCCGGGCAAACAGATGTTGAAGATTGTCAAAGAGAAGAACTCAGGTAAGATCTTCGGTATGATTCGATTCGGTTCTCCGACAATCAACTCACGTCCTCGAAACGAATGGTTGGGTAATCCTCTGGACTCGTACAATCCCGCAGTGATGAAACGATTCAATAACTCTGTTATAATGGGGTTTAACATAATCCCCGTGCAGCCCGCAGCGTTCAATACTTTAGGTGGTAAACTACTCGCAGGTATCTGTTGTTCCCACCAAATGAGAAAAGAAATTAATAAACGATATGGTTCTAACATTGCGATGTTCGAGACCACATCCCTATATGGGTCGTCTACCGCTGCAAGTATGTATGACGGTATGCGCCCATTCCTACGTTTTAACGGTTTGACAGACTCAAACTTCGCCCCACTAATCAACGATGATAACTTCCGTAGATTGAACGACTGGTTCAAAGAACGGAACGGTGGTGATTACTTGGTACCTGCTGACGCATCTTCTCGTAAGTTGAAGACGCAGACCAAGATGGTATCCATTATCAAATCCTCTCTCAAACAATATGATGTGGATGCCTATGCGAAGTTCTGTCAAACCTTTAAAGATGCGAAGGGTTTGACCGAGAAGAAACGATCCTTCTTCTCTACCTATGGTTATGAGGCACAGTCAGTCAAGGACTATCTAAACCTCAAGACCGATGAACTCAAACCCGCAGAGAACTTTGACCGATTCGAGATGGAGAACATCGTATCTTGGTGGCGCAAGAAGGCATCCAAGAGATTCGAACAGGTCAAGGCAGATGGTCGTCTACGTACCAAACTAGAAACGTGGAATACAAATGCGGATGAAATTGATATCATTCGTTAAAAAAGTGTTGCCAAACTGTAGATAGTTTGGTACTATATAATAGTGAGATGCATGTTGTATCTCTAAAACAAAATGATACTAGGAGTATTATATGAAATTAAGTAAGAGTACTAAACACAGCGAAGTCACAGGACAACTTGCTAACTTAACGGGTACAATCCGTATCCAAGAAATAATCGATGCAATTCTTCGTATCGAAAACTTCAAGTCTAAAACCCTAGATGGTATGACCACAATTGCAAAATACAATCCTAATGAAGAAGGAGTTGTTGCAATAGATGAAATTTGGGTTGATATGACGTATCAACGTATTGTGCGTCTGAAGAAACTCATCAACAAACTTCAAAAAATGAATGGTTTTGATCCATACTCCGCTGGAGTGGTGGACATCGCAATCCGTCCGTCTCAGAAGAAGTTTTGTTGGGATGGTCTCCGCCGTATCATCATGGCTGGACTTTGTGGATTGACGCACATCAAGACTTCACAGTTGGTGCATAAACAGTTTATGACTGATCTGGAATGTCAGAAAGAGGAAGCTCGTTACTTCAAGTCACGTAATGCTGATAACGAGTCCATGAAACAGGAAGAGATTTTCAAGTCCGAAGTTGTCTACGGAGACAAGGACGCTCTTGAACTACTGGATCTTTTCAAGAACTGTGAACTTGACGTAGAAGGACTAAATCCATCCGGCAAGTCTTTGGGTGGGTTTGTCGAGGTGAAGACCAACTACTTCCGAAAGGATGGTATTGCAGAGGAATACTTTATAGAGTCTTCTAATATCATTCGAGAAGTGTATGATAAGGAACCTACGGTGTCTGGTTATCTGCTCACAGGACTCGCATACTTATTGATGAAAAACGAAGATGTCGATCATTCATATGACAGAGAAGAGATTCTGGAATATTTGAAAAAATATAAGAGTGTCAATCCCAAACAGACTAATCTAATTAAAGGGCGTTTAGCTGGAAATGCCCGTGCAAGTATCGCTTACTTGATTACAAGACGTGCTTTAAATGACAACAATGGTTTATTGTCTTCCTTTGGTTTGGACAATGAAACTATGGAAGTCATAGATCAGGCGGCATAAATTATGAACCATGTGAATCAACAACTCAAAACACAGTGGGGTTCATACTCGGATCGTCAAGATAGTTTTGACGATTCCGAGGACATCTCTCGATTCATTACAATGGTCGGTGAGAGTCATCCCCTCAAAAAATATATTAAAAACTTCATAGGGTCGGGGGACTATGAATGGGTTCCTCATCCTGATGGTATTTATGGAGTTGACCTTGCACTTGTAGAGAAGGTTACTGATAGACGCATAGTGAACTTCGACCTAGAACGGTGGAGTGCGTGGAAGTCTGATTGGCCTCATTTCTATAAGGCGATTCACTTCCTTGGACGAAAGGAGAAGTTCCTTAATAAAGGTGTTCCTTTCCTCATGTGTTATCTGAACTATAACCGTGACCGAGTTCTGATTGTAGACGAAGACATTATTAAGAAATATCCTACAGTCGATACTCATTTCAAAAAGAAGAACGTCACTGATACACTCAAAAAGATTCCCCTAACTCTAGGGAATATCTTTGGTAAATACTCAGAGACCGAAAGCATATTATTTCAAACGGGGGATTGACATCCCCCTTTCTTTTTGTTATACTATATACATTATCCTAAAGAAGTGAGTCTATGTCTAATTTTTATACATCCGTTGTCCGTTTTGGCAACAAACTTCTGTACCGTGGTTTCGAGAACGGTAAAGAAGTAAAACGCAGAATTCCTTTTAAACCCACTCTGTTTATGTCCGGTACCGCAGAACAATCTGATGGTTGGACTACACTTGATGGACTACCCGTACAACCAATAACGTTTGACTCTATGACAGAGGCGAAGGACTTCGAGAAACGTTACGAACATGTCTCTAACTTTACTATTGCAGGTAACACTAACTATGTTGCCCAATTGATTGGTGAAGTCTTTCCCGATAAGATTGACTATGACCGCAGTCTCATCAAGACTGCGAACATCGATATCGAGGTTTTCTCTCAGGACGGATTCCCCGAACCTGGCGCGGCCGCATATCCTATTACCGCAATCACTATGCGTCAAGACTGTGGTACGTACTGGGTCTGGGGTTGTCAAGACTATACGGTATCTCGTGATGATGTACTCTATATCAAGTGTGACAACGAACTAGACCTACTTCAAAAGTTTGTACGTCAGTTCGAACAATACGCCCCCAATATTATTACTGGTTGGAACACACGGTTCTTCGATATTCCGTATCTGGTTAACCGTATGACTAAAATTCTCGGTGATGATACCATGGCGAAACGTATGTCTCCGTGGGGTCTTATCCGTGAACGTAATACTACCATCAACGGTAAACCCAACCAAGAGTTTGTCCTTGAGGGTATCGAACAACTTGACTACCTCGAAGTCTTCAAGAAGTTCACCTACAATACTCTGGGTCAACAAGAATCCTATCGACTAGACCATATCGCCCACGTAGTACTGGGTGAACGCAAACTATCCTATGAGGAACATGGTTCTCTGTTTGCCCTGTATGAGAATGACTTCCAGAAGTTCATTGACTATAACATCAAAGACGTTGAGTTGGTACATCTCCTCGATGTTAAACTTGATTTGATTTCATTAATCCTGACCATGGCCTACAAGGCGGGTGTGAACTATAACGATACTCTGGGTACGACTGCTATCTGGGACACCATCATCTACCGACTTCTGAATAAGAACAAGGTTGCGGTTCCTAAGAAGATTGAGAAACCCAAGACCTCATATCCTGGCGGTTACGTGAAAGACCCACAGGTTGGTTCGCACGACTGGGTAACCTCATTCGATTTGGCATCTCTGTATCCTAACATCATTGTACAATACAATATGTCACCCGAGACGGTAATGGACGGATTCGTTAACAATGTCTCGGTCGATAAGTTTCTGGACGGTTCGGTTGACCTGACTGACCAGAATCTAGATTATGCTCTTGCACCCACTGGTGTTAGATTCGCCCAAGATAAAGAAGGTGTGGTTCCCAAAATCATTAAAATGTATTACTCGGAACGTAGAGTAATCAAGAAGAAGATGTTGGAATGTCAACAGGAGATGCAGACTAACCCATCTAAAACTCTAGAGTATACCATAACTTCTCTGAATAATCAACAGATGGCAATTAAAATTCTTATGAATTCACTTTATGGTGCCCTCGGGAATCGTTGGTTCAGATATTTCGACCAAAGAGTTGCAGAGTCCATTACTCTTGCTGGTCAACTTGCAATCAAATGGGCGGAGAGAGCAGTAAACAATGAAATGCAAAAACTTCTTAAAACGGATGAAGACTACGTTGTGGCAATTGACACCGATTCTGTTTATCTTCGTATGGGGGATCTCGTTGATAAGTTTTCTCCTAGTAATCCGGTAAAGTTTCTCGACAAGATCTGTTCGGAACACTTCGAGAAAATCCTTGTAAAGTCTTATGCGGATATGGCACTAGCGACCAATGCCTATGAGAATCGCATGGAGATGGAACGGGAGGTAATCGCAGACCGTGGCATCTGGATGGCCAAGAAACGTTACATCCTGAACGTGCACAATAACGAGGGTGTCCAGTACGCAGAACCCAAACTCAAGATGATGGGTATCGAGGCAATCAAGTCCAGTACTCCGCAGGTTGTCCGTGACAAGTTCAAAGAGATATTTCGGGTCATCGTAGAAGGTACCGAAGTAGACACACAACGATACATTTCGGACTTTAAGTCCCATTTTAAGACCTTACCGCCCGAAGCGGTTTCGTTTCCTCGGGGTGTATCGGATGTGACCAAATGGTCTGACCGTAAGAGTGTGTACAAGAAAGGTACTCCTATCCACGTGCGTGGTGCGTTGATGTTCAACAAAGCACTCAAGGAAAGTTCTCTGACCAAACGGTACGAGACTATCAAGAATGGTGAGAAGATTAAGTTTTGTTACCTGAAGATGCCTAATCCAATCGGTGAGAATGTAATCTCTTATCCACTAAACCTTCCCCGTGAATTGGGACTAGATAAATATATCAATTATGATATGATGTTCAACAAAACATTCCTTGACCCACTCACTCCCATTCTGGATGCGGTCGGTTGGGATTCTGAACCTCAGTCATCACTGGAGGACTTCTTTGGTTAATTATAAAAAGGTAGAGGGTATTATAAGTAAAGACCTTTGTGAAGTACTTGCAGGGTCTATTCTTATACTGGAAAATAATACACCCGAAGAACATATGGGAGACAACATAACTCCGGGCGCATTCCAACGTCACGGATACTCCGGAACAGACTCTCTGTTATTTTATGTGAGACATAAACTAGAAAAGATTGTGGGTAAGAAATTACTACCCACATTTAGTTACTGTAGGGTGTATAGGAATGGTCACAGACTACCCCAACACCTAGACAGACCTTCATGTGAGTTGGTGATATCTATTAACCTGAAGAACGATGGTGTCCCATGGCCTATAATATTGGGTGCTACTTCTCCGGTCGATGTTCATCTAGACCAAGGTGACGGTGTTATATACGAGGGCACTAAAGTTCTTCATACCAGAAAACCATTTGATGGTAATGAACATGTACAAGTGTTCTTGTGTTATGTCTATGCAGATGGTGAACATACTCATTTAAAATATGATAAAAGGGTTGACACCTTTGACCCATTTTGATATAATGTCCTTATGAATTATGAATTAACTATATTTAAAAATCAGTTTGACAACAAGACTCATCGGAAAATGTCTCTCGAATCGTGGGACAATTTCGTTGACTTGTTGTACGGGCTGTCTGAACAAGAGGGACAAAAAGGTGGTAGAAATTCTAGTCCTCTTATTACTCCTGCTGTTTTTGAAACCGATAGTACGCGTAGTAATAAGTCTACTTTATATTGGGGTGGTTGGTGTTGTGTTGATGTGGATGACCATGTTTATCCTAATGATATTATTTCTTTAAAGGAGCAACTAATTGATGATTTTAGAGATTATGACTTTGTTTGTTACAGCACTGCTGGTAGTCGTAGCGACTTTCCTAAGTTTCGTCTCGTATTTCGAACTGACGAAATTATCGAGCGTGAACGAATTAAAGCGTTCTGGCACGCTATCAACACGCACTTGGGAGACATTGGAGATCCGCAGACGAAAGACCTTGCACGAATGTATTACGTACCTGCTAGGTACCCAAATGCTAATAGTTTTATCTTTTATCACAATGGCGGCAATTCACTTAACGTAAGTGAACTGATTGCGAAATATCCTTATGTTGAGAAGACAGGTAATTCTTTCCTAGATAGATTACCACCAGATATGCAGAAGGCGGTAGTTGCATATCGTAAGAACAGTCTAAATAATACCAACTTCAATTGGGTGTCTTATAGTGATTGTCCGTTTTGGCCTAGAAGGTTGGGTGCGGAATATCAACAGATTACCGGAACGGGTTGGTATGTCAAGATGTATCAGATTATGGTTGCGGTTGCGGGTAATGCAGTCAAACAGGGTTATCCTATAACCTCTCAACAGATTGCAAACATGTGTAAAGATTTTGACCGTGACACAGGTAACTGGTACGAAAATCGTCCTCTGACTGTAGAAGCAGACAGAGCATTAGAATATATTTACAGGAACGGATAATGAGGAAATATTTAGTAACAGGTGCGGCAGGATTCATCGGGTCTCAACTATGTAACAGGTTGAAACAACAGGGTCACTGGGTTATGGGTATAGACAATTACAATGACCATTTATATGACCCTATCCTGAAACATCATCGTGTCGAACACTTTGATATTGATGTATTGGATGTAGATTTGCGTAATCAAGAACAGATGAACGATGTCATCGAAGGTACTAATCCTACAGATATTATTCACCTTGCAGCACATGCCGGTGTGCGTGATTCGTTTGGTAAAGAAAAACAATATCATGCAAACAACATCGATGGTACTCAGAATCTTATTGACGCATGTAAGAAACATGCACCTGATGCTCGTATCGTCTATGCGTCAACTTCTTGTGTCTATGCAGGTTCAGAGATTCCGTGGACAGAAGGTAGAGAGACAGGTAAACAACTGAACCCTTATGGTTGGACTAAATGGTCTAACGAATGTCAGTTCCAAGGTTCTACTCTGCATACTATTGGTCTGAGGTTCTTTACGGTCTATGGGCCATGGGGTCGTCCTGATATGGCACTGTTTGATTTCACCAAGAATATACTTGACGGGAAAGAAATAACCGTGTATAATTATGGGGATATGAAGCGTGATTTTACTTACGTGGAAGATATCCTTGATGGTATTGAAGTTGTACTGAACAATGATATTGATGCAGGTGAGGTCTTTAATATTGGTCGGGGTAAACAAGTTCCTTTGATGAGTTTCATCGAAGAGATTGAGAAGAATGTGGGTAAAGATGCAATTAAGAATCTCGCTCCCAAACATCCCGCAGACACTCTAGAGACTTGGGCGAACACCGAGAAACTCCAAGCACTTGGTTATGTACCTAAGACCGATGTGAGTGTAGGTGTGAAAGAATTTTATAAATGGTACCAATTGTATAACGAGGTATATAATGGCTGATGATTTCGACCAACACGTCCCACAACAGGGTGAGACCGAAAACAAACCACAACCTGTAAGTCCTAATAATCCCCTAAGAATGGGAATTGTAGGACATGGGTTCGTGGGTAAAGCAGTAGAGTACGCATTCTATCATCCTATGGTAGAACACTTTATTGTTGACCCTAAAGATGGTACAAACATTGACCAGTTGATTGACTGGAAACCACAGGTGGTCTTTATCTGTGCACCTACTCCGCAGAATGCAGAGACAGGTTTTGTAGATGCGTCTATCGTAGAGGATGCGGTACTCAAACTGACACACCACACTAATGCATTTGTTGTTGTCAAATCAACAGTGACACCAGATATCATCGACCGTCTGTACAACTCTATTCGTCCCGAAGACTACGACAGGTTCATCTATAATCCTGAGTTCCTGACCGAGAAGTCTGCGTGTGAAGATTTTGTTAATGCGGAACATCATGTATTCGGTGGTACTCCTGCTGCGTGTGATGAACTTCAACAAGTCTATGACATCTTCAGTGCATGTAAGTCAGATAAGTATTATCGAATGTCTGGTTGTGAGGCATCGTTCGTGAAGTATGCGACCAATGCATTCCTTGCAACTAAACTAACCTTCTTCAATCAATTACGTGATGTGGTGGATTCTTTTGATTGTAGTTACAATATGATTACCCGTGCAATGGGTGCGGACGACCGTATTGGAATAAAACATACCAGAGTTCCTGGCCCAGATAAGAAACGTGGGTTTGGTGGTGCGTGTCTTCCCAAGGATACGATGGCACTGTTGAGATTCTCGGAGACTCGCGGGAAAGATAATAAGTTCGAATTGTTGGAAAATGTATTGACAATCAACAACAAATATCGTATAATATACGAGTTAGATGAACGTGAAAAAGTAAATAATATATCATTTGGAGATGAGGAAGACGTATGAGTATAATGAATAAATTGAAGAAGAACTCCAAGGTCAAGAGTGCCGAGGTTATGTCAAAGAGTAAGTTCTTCACAGAAAAGGATATGGTTTCCACCGATGTACCTATGGTCAATGTCGCATTGTCCGGTTCTATTGACGGTGGTATTACGCCTGGACTGACTGTCCTCGCAGGGCCATCTAAACACTTTAAGACATCATTTGCACTACTTATGGCTGGTGCATACTTACGGGAGAGAAAAGATGCAGTTATTTTATTCTACGATAGTGAGTTCGGTTCACCCCAATCTTATTTTGAACAGTTTGGAATTGACACTAGTCGTGTTCTTCACACTCCTATCACGAATGTAGAAGAACTAAAGTTTGACCTTATCTCTCAACTAGAAGAGATTGACCGTGATGATGAAGTTATCATTGTAATCGATTCTATTGGTAACCTTGCGTCTAAGAAAGAACTTGATGATGCATTGGCAGAGAAGGGTGTTGCGGACATGTCACGTGCGAAGGCACTGAAGGGTTTGTTCCGTATGTCAACACCATACCTTGCAATGAAAAATATTCCTATGTTGGCTATCAATCACACCTATAAAGAGATCGGTCTCTTTCCGAAGGATGTTGTTGGTGGTGGTACTGGTATCTATTATAGTGCCGATACTATCTGGATTATTGGTCGTAGACAGACGAAGACTGGTACCGAAGTGACTGGTTATGATTTCGTAATCAACATCGAGAAGTCTCGTTACCTCAAAGAGAAGTCTAAGATTCCTATCTCAGTATCTTGGGATGGTGGTGTCGAGAAGAACTCTGGACTACTTGATGTTGCTCTTGCCGGTGGATATGTTTTCAAACCAAGTAATGGTTGGTACCAACGTGTAGATAAAAATACCGGAGAACTAGTTGACCCGAAGGTTCGACAGAAAGATACCCTGACCGATGAGTTCTGGGCACCTATTTGGGAATTTACGGACTTTGCAGACTTTATTAAGAAACAATATCAAATTGGATTGCCAATGCAAGTAGATCCTGATATAATAGTACAAATAGATGGTGAAGATGTAAATGATTAATATCGACAAGGTGAGTGAAGGGGTTGACTATGAGTTAATCCCTGTTGAATATGTAGATAATGAGGCCGCGTGGGATGTAAGAATCCTGCGTGGTAAATTCTCCGAAACTGTACTTCGCTTCGGAACTATCAAGTATGACGGGGAACGTGATTGTCTTACCTTTGACTTTCGCGTTGTCACTTCCCCTGACCCCCACTTGAGTTCTGATGATGAAGGTCTTCAAGAATACTCTGGTAGTGTTCTCGAGGATATCCTAGAACGTGGTATTAGTGAGGGATGGGTGTACGGAACTGAGACTAAGGATAATGATGGAAATACAATTGGAACAGACGATTCTTCGGAATCTATTGACTAATGATGGGTATGCACGTAAGGTTGCAGCCTTTCTAGACCCTGATTACTTTGAGGGGACGTACAAGTCCCTTTTCAAAGAGTTCACCAAGTTTATTGCCAAGTATAATAAACTTCCCACTATGGAATCCTTCAAGATTGAGATTGATGAAGGTAATCGATTAAATGATGAACAATACCGACATGCAGTAGAAATCCTACCAAATATCTTTACACCGGAAGCGGAGAACCTTGAATGGTTGTTAGACCGTACCGAGAAGTGGTGTCAAGACCGTGCGGTCTACAATGCAATCATGGAATCTATTCAAGTAATCGATGGTAAACACCAGACACTTACTAAGAATGCATTACCTGATATCCTGAGTAAGGCACTATCTGTTACTTTTGATACTAACATCGGTCACGATTATATTGATAACATGGAAGGTCGTTTCGACTTCTACCATGAACAAGAAGAACGTACTCCATTTGACCTTGACCTGTTCAATCAGATTACCAAAGGTGGTTTACCGAACAAGACTCTGAACATTGCACTTGCAGGTACAGGTGTCGGTAAGTCTCTGTTCATGTGTCACTGTGCGGGTGCAATTCTATCTCAAGGTAAGAATGTGTTGTACATTACCATGGAGATGGCTGAGGAACGTATTGCAGAACGTATCGATGCGAACCTACTGAACGTACCTATTGACCAGTTGGAGAATCTATCCAAGGATATGTTCACCCAGAAGGTATTGAATGTTGCACAGAAGACCCAAGGTAAACTCATCATCAAAGAGTATCCGACCGGACAGGCGAATGCGTCACACTTCCGTGCGTTACTAAATGAGTTGAAACTGAAGAAGAACTTTGTTCCAGATATCATCTATATTGATTATCTAAATATCTGTTCATCTTCTCGTATGAAGGCAATGGGTGGTGCAATCAACTCGTATACCTACATCAAGAGTATCGCAGAAGAACTGCGTGGTCTTGCGGTAGAGTTCGATGTGCCGGTGGTATCTGCGACTCAAACGACCCGTTCTGGTTTCTCTAATGATGACGTTGGACTCGAGGATACATCCGAGTCGTTTGGTTTACCTGCTACTGCTGACTTAATGTTTGCATTAATAAGTAACGAAGAGTTGGCAAACAATGGTCAGATACTGGTCAAACAGTTGAAGAATAGGTACAATGACCCTACTAGTAATCAACGATTTGTTGTTGGTATTGACCGTTCGAAGATGCGTTTATTTGATGTCGACCAAAATAGTTCTCCGTTGAACCGAGAAGAGGATAATGGCCCTGCATTTGATAATTCAAATTCTGGTCAGAGACTCAAGGCAGAAAATAAATTTGGGGAGTTCAGAGTATGACACCAATCGGACAAACACTATTGACCATGGGGTGTATGCTCCTCGCATTCTGGTGGGGGTATAGAGAAGGTAAACAGAAGGGTATCGAAACAGCAGTAATTTTTTTCGAAGATAACGATATGTTTAAAGATGGTGCAATTGAATACGAGGACGAAGAGGAAAAAGATGAGTGAAGCAAATCTGGTTGCTATAAGTAAACCTAATGTGGGTGTGACAGGGTGTTGGGATGCGAATGAACTAATCGCATATACTGCACGTGTGTCTAATCCTACAAATCAAAATAACAGTGAGACCGCACCTAAACTATTGCGGTATCTTGCAAAACACCAACATTGGTCACCGTTTGAAATGGTGCACATGACCCTTGAAATCAAAACAACTCGAGATATCTCACGTCAGATTCTTCGTCATCGTTCGTTTTCATTTCAAGAGTTCTCTCAACGGTATGCGGTTAGTGAAGAGTTCTCTACACGTGAACCACGTCTACAGGATGAGAAGAACCGTCAGGCATCTAATGAGACTGATGACCAACATATCCATCATGAGTGGATGCACGCTCAGAGTCGGGTTCGTTGGATGGCTCAGAAAGAGTATGAGAAAGCACTCGATATGGGTATTGCAAAAGAACAGGCACGTGCGTTACTGCCCGAAGGTCTGACCGATACTACATTGTACATGGCAGGGAGTCTGCGTTCGTGGATTCACTATTGTAAGTTGCGTATGGGTATCGAGACTCAGAAGGAACATCGTATAGTTGCAGAACAATGTTGGGAACATGTTAAGGTACATTTCCCAGATATAGCAGAGGCGGTGATGAATGAAAGCGAATAAGACTTATACATGTCCTATTGTTGAAGATGATGATGGACAATTGTGTATTGAATTTAATGATGAGATAATGGAATCGCTTGACTTGAAGGTAGGTGATGTGGTAAAATGGGAACTTCATACAAATGGTTCATGGATTTTAAATAAAAAGGTAGGAGAAGAAAATGAAGAAGAATGATATTGTTACAATAATGACGGGTGTGGGTGAGTATATCGCTCGACTAGACCGAATTGATGCTGGTTCTATTCATGTACAAGACCCACGTCTAATCGTGAAGAGTCCGGATGGTCAGATTGGTTTTGGTCGTGGTGTGTGTATGTCTGCGGTCGAGAACCCAAAGACCTTGACATTTACCGATGTCATCTTTGTGGTACCAACCAATGAGTCTTTCGAGAAGGCTTGGATTGAGGCCACTAGTGGTATTATCGTATAAGAGACATCTTGCAAAGGCGGTTACTTGGCGCATAATTGCGTCAGTGACCACTGCGGGTATTGCACTATTCTTCGGTCTACCGATGAAAGCGGTTGGTGCAGTATTCTTTGCAGATTTGGTTATTAAGTTTGTTATGTACTATGGTCATGAAAGATTATGGTACAACCATATCAGATACGGAATAAGTGATGAGTGAAGTTGTAATTCGGAACAAAGAACTACTAAAGACCCTTGATGGTTTTGTCGAGGACTTCTTTAGTCGCGACTATTCCAATCCTGACTTTCATGTATACAGTGAAGAAGAAGATAAGACCAACGGTGAATACTTTTGTTCCAAGGAATACTTGACAAACTGTTTATCACGTGATACACTGGTTGGTGTACCGGATAGACATTTTGCACAACCTATCTCTAAGATGGTTCGACATGACCCTTCTTGGAAAGATTATATGCAACGTGTCAAGTACGACTTTGCAGCAGAGATTGGTGCACATACATCCGCACTGTTATCCTACTATCCGCCAGGCGGATTCGTGGGATGGCACACTAATTATGATGCATCTGCTTATCAGGTACTATTCACTTGGTCTAGGAGTGGTAATGGATACTTCAAGTACCGTGACAATGATACAGGTGAGATTGTAACTATTCAGGATGTCGCAGGATGGCAGTGTAGACACTTCTACTTTGCACCCGAAGATGAACCTGAGAACTTATGTTGGCATTCTGCGTATGCAGGAGAAGACAGAATTACCCTCGCATACAAGTTTTGCGGGTATGGAAGAAGTGACCCTCGTGACCAACAGGCTCGAGATTTACGTGATTTACTAATTGAGGATATAGAAACAGAATGATTACATTGACCCCCGAAGATAAAAAGAAAGTTGCAGGTGCGATTAAAGAACTATCTGATAGTATGACTCGCATTGATGCAGAGAAAGATTTGATGAAAGATATCGTCCAAGTTACTTTTGAGAATCATGGTGTGGATAAGAAACACATCCGCAAACTTGCTACGATTTATCACAAAGCAAACATGGCAGAAGTTCGTACCGAGTACGAAGACCTTGAAGCATTATATGAGGAGTTGTTCTAATGGCTGGTTCAGAATATTATGGAGATGTTACCGTAGGTGGTCGCAGTCTGAATGATGCGACTCCTGCCGAGTGGGATAAGGCATATGAGAACACTAAATTGTCTGTAGATGATATCACCTATGTTGACAATAATCCTCCTTTGTCCGATGATTGGAAGGTGTTTTCGGACACGTATCAATTCAATACATTCAATCCAAATGATTATAATCCTCGTATTGAATATAAGTTCCGTGAAGGTGAGTTGATTCAAGAACTACAGTCATACATCGATAAGACATATGACCAACACTATGCCGGTGGTAAGATTCAGGCAACCGAAGACATCATTGATGACGGTCATGGTACAGGTTTCTGTATCGGTAATGCGAAGAAGTATCTGAAACGTTATGGTAAGAAAGGTGAGACTCCTGCCGAGTGGCGTAAAGACATCATCAAAGTATTGCACTATGGTTTAATTCAACTTTACATACATGACTTGGAACATGGGAATAATACTTTATAACGGTGATTCCTTTACATACGGTGATGAGTTAGACGGTAGTCGAAACACTGAAGGTGAAGACTACCATCATCACCACACGTATGCATACAAACTATCGGACATGTTAGGTAAGAAGTATGTAAACCTCGCGGCCAACGGTTCGTCCAACACCAAGATATTTCGAACTACCCTTGACTTCCTCCAGAAAGATGACCGAGACATTGACCTCTTGGTTATCACATGGAGTAGTTGGGGTAGGTTTGAGATATGTGAACCCTTTCGTCTTGAGTCGGATAAAAATATAAACATCCCTCAAGAATGTAATATGAATCAGGTCATTCCATTCCATGGTTCCTCTTCTTTGAGATGGGAGATTGGAGATGATGCACACCCCGAACGAACTGATATTCTAAGACTATATACTGAAAAAGTATTATCTATGCACACTCAGATTGTCCACGGTATGATGTACATGAAACATATACAGTGGTTGTGTGACCAGTTAGGGATTAAAGTGGTTCAGGGTGTTATACACGGTGACCTATACAAGAACATCTTGAGCACTATGAAGAGTGATGGTTATTCTGACTATAAATCTGAAATGATAGATTCTCTTGATTATCTGAGACCCGAGTGTAAAATTGGGTTGGGATACTATACAGACATTTTTAGTCTTTCGTATAATGTGGGAACTGTCAAACCTATGGGTCACGCGGATGAGGTGGCTCATACCGAGTATGCAAATATGATACATCAAATTTCAAAAAGAAGAAGGTGGTTTTGATGTTATTGACTAATGGGTGTAGTTTTGTTTGGGGAGATGAATTGGATGGTTATGACCAAGAACCTCCTACCCATGACGAACACACATTCACATATAAATTAGCAAAGTCTATGGATATGCCCCATATTAATCTAGCGACTTGTGGTGCGTGTAATTCTAAGATATTTCGAGATACCACGGACTATCTCAGAACATGCAAAGAACTTCCTACCCATATTGTAATACTATGGTCTGCGTGGCAGAGAGAAGAGGTCGCAGAAAATCATGTCGCAGATTATGAGACTGTTCGTAATATCAAAAGATATCAGTGTATGACTCAGATATCTCCCTCTAGGTTAAACAACCTTAAACCAGAACTCGAAAAGGTAATGGATCAGTACTATGATTACTATGATGTTACAAGAACGGGTATACTTCGAACTCTAAACTATATGACTCATATGCAATGGTTGTGTGACCAACTTGGTATCAAACTTATACAGGGAGTCTTCCACGAAAGAATGTGGGAAGGATTACTAGAGACTATGAAACCTAGATATCGCAAGACCGAGGCACCTTGGACAAACTGGATGAACTATGTCGAAGACTCCCTTGGTGCATTAAAGGACACTAGTCGTATAGGTCTAGGGAAACATATAGATTTCTTCGGATTCGCTATGAAGGGTTATACTATTAGACCACACGGTCACCCTGACGAAGACGCGCATACCGGATATGCAGTTCTTCTTGAACACCTATTTAACACACGATTTAAGAATACATAATGAAAAATATTATCCTACAACACTGGTCTGGAGAACTCAACGAACTAGCCAAACTCTCATCTAAGAGTATCTCTGAGTACGCTGAGATGGTCGGTGCGGACTATGAACTTGTATTGGGAGACCAATTCACTTCTTTGTCTGTGAGACCAGAACTACAGAAACTACTCATGTTAGATGAGAGATGGGATGACTATGACAATCTCGTTATGGTCGATGCCGATATGTTTGTTCGTAAGGGTTGTTCTGAAAACATTTTTGAGTGTGAAGGTATAGGTAGGCATACCGAGATTCAAACTAAACTACGTGCAGGTATTGCGAAAACATTAGGTGTTGTTTGGGGCAATGAAGGTGCACCTTACTGGGGTGGTTCTATCTACAAACTCACACGAGAACAACGTAGGAAGTTTCGTAGTGTACTGACCGATAATATCGTGTTGCAGTATAAACAGAACTGGGTCGATGAAGGTGTCATGCACACTCTCGCACATAAACTTGGGATGTCCCACACACAGAAGGGTAACTATCTCGATGGACAAATGTGGAACTACTCTTCGTTCGAACCAGATGTTGAACGTGCAAACTTTATACATATAAGGACAAAGGTCACTCCCCAAGGCCCTAAACGACAGAAGATTGAGAATTATAGAGAGTTGGTTGAACGCGGACTGATTAAATAATACTCTACTTAAAAAGTTAAATCGTATAAATACCCATGTTAACGAATTAAAACATGGGTATTTTTTTATGCAACGAATGATAATAATAACAAGTGCATTACTTTTATTTTCGTCAATGGCGTTCTCTCAAGAAGTAGAACCTGTAGACGATACGATTAGAACAGATTCAACTACAAACAGCACAGTGACCTCGAAGTCAGACTCAACGACAACCTTGAAGTCACCTCCTCCTAGTGCTATTAGTCCGACTATCAATACGTCTAACTCAGACTTATGTACGTTCGGTGTAGCGGGTGCGGTTCAAACGCAAATCCTCGGTATCTCAATGGGTACTCAGGTAACAGACCTCAACTGTGAACGACTCAAGAATTCTAAGACCCTATATGATATGGGTATGAAGGTGGCTGCGGTATCAGTAATGTGTCAGGACAAACGAGTCTTTGATGCGATGATGAATGCAGGAACACCTTGTCCATATGACGGGATGATTGGTGAAGATGCAAAACTTGCGTGGCAGGCAGCATCTGAATTAGACAAACCCCAAGACGGTAAAGAAAAAGATAAGGAAATGAGTAAAGATGAAAAGACTCTTGTGGGTGGCGCTAGTGTTGCTAGTTTGTTACTCCTCTTACTCTTACTCTGAGACTGTTAACGGTACCACAGGTAACGCTGCGGATATAGGTTATAATTGGGTAATGCAAAATATCCTGCCTCAACAGGCGGGACTGGAAGTGACGGGTATCTTTTATCAATATACCGCAGTGAAAGACCCTAATAGTGATATGGTCGTTTATGTTCAGAACGAGGATGCACGTAACGAAGGACAGTATATATTTCGAGAAGTGGATGACTGGTCTCAGAAACCAGGCAGGACAATACGAAAGTTGTTACCTCAACCTAATGTGTTGATTGACCGTTGGGGTGATGGTTCGATAGAAGTAGAGGGTGAAGGTACGGTAGAGGATGCACTGGTCACATACGATTATAGGTATGACCCATGTTTTGACCCTCAGAGTGACCCTTCTTGTCCCAATTATGTACAACCTATTCCGGATATACCCGAAGTGGATTTGAATGCACTGTATGAACAGGAAGATAGATTCATACAGGAAAATGAAGAAAATAAGAAAGTCGATAAAGACGAAGAAGAAGAAAAAGAAAGAGATAGAAAAAAGGCGGTTCTACAGAAGAAACGTGAACGTCTAGAGATTACACTTGGTGCAGTAAACTCGGAATTACTTACCGAGGGTGCACAAGAAAAACATACACAACTTATGGCGTTGAGTATCATACCTTCGACATACGTTAATGCTTCAATTGATGGTGGTTCATATGAAGAACCATTTGCATTGAAGGATAAAAACTTACCGGACAATAAGTCGGGAAGGCGAGTAGGATTGATGCAACAACTTTTGCATGAGCAGATGGTTGAACAACAGTATGTTAAAAACAACAATAATAAAGGGGAACAATAATGTTCAAGAAAATGTTTATGCTATATGTATTCTGTACGGGTTCTGCGGTTGCAACTGCCGCTGTTGACGTACCGATTACAGGTAATATTGAATCTAAGTGTGTTATCACTACAGACACTCCTGGCGTCTACGGTAACCCTACTTCAGATAGATTAAGTACAGATCCACAGGACGGTGGTGTGTTACCAATCATCCGTTATGATATAATCGAAGCGGACTCGTACAAGGCGCAAGTATCTTGGCCTGACAGTTTTACTACATCTCCCAACTTGAATGATGTGGTAAACTGGACTGGTGATGTTGAACTTACTGACGTGTCAGATGCGAACATGTCTGACTTTGAAACTAACAAAGTTCAGTGGAACAATGTTACAGAGTATGACTTGACAATTTCAGGTTCTGCATGGTTCAAGGTAAGTTCTGTTGCAGAGTACGGTTTTGGTAAGTCATTTCCTGGCGGTACGTACCGTTCTATAATCCTTGCGGAATGTATAGCGAAGTAATCTATGCGTTTTGTTATGATTATAAGTATCCTTATGATTAGTTGGAGTTCTCTCGCGCATGAGTGGACTCCAACTTATCCGGAACTCCGACCATCATATGTGGAAGGAATTTTGACGACCAAGATGAATATATTCAATGGTCGAAAGGGTATTCGTTATTATCAAATATCGGTGTGGGATAAGGACTGGAATTCAGTTAAATTTGCTACTGAAAGTAAAATTGTGCAGGTGAACTACCTACAACGAAAAACTATTAATGTGTATATACGTGAACAAGACGTAGAGAAAGCGGTGTATATTTGTAGTCGGTCTAAGATTCTTTCTAATGACGAGAAGGCCACAGTACTTTCCTCTAGGATATGTTCCAAGGTGAAAGGTTAGTGAAATATTTTATATTGATGTTAATAATGGTTAGTTGGGTTGCGAGAGCAGACAACAGTTCTCTTAATTTAAACATACCGACATCACCACAGAGTTATGCATCCGACCAGTTTAGGGCGGGTGATATGGACTGTAGACAAGCAATTGGTTCGTCTACCAATGTTGAGTTTGGGGTAGTGGGTGTTCTTAATCAAAACGACCCATATGCTAATATACAGTTTGACCCCAATAGAATGAACGATGACTATGTTAAAGACGTTGGCGTATATGCACGAATTACTATACCAATTGGTGCACCCAAACAACGTATGGACTGTAATGCACTGTTCAAGTTGGAATTGGAAAGACGAAGACTAGAAGTCTTGAAATTACAACAAGAGATTACAAACCTGCGTAGATTGAAGTTCGAAGATGAGGATGACAACTAATGTCAGATAAAGATTTAGGTGAAATCACCGAGAATTTAGAAGAAGGTCTTGAGAACCTTCAACACAAAGAGTTTCGTATTGCGGGTATCAAGATGACACCTGCAACTATCATGGGTGCGTTTGCATTGGTCGGTTCTATCCTTGGTACATTGTACGGCGGATTCGAAACCTACAAGGCATTCCAAGAGATGTCCGAGAAACTCGATGCAATGGATATCGAAGCGGTCGAGGCACGTAATGTTTCAATCGAACGTAAACTGGACGATGCAATCGACTATACCCGTGACATCAAGAACTCTCTACGAGACGACATCATTCGCGTAGAACAGGTCGCAGAACGTTCTAGCAATCGTGTCAAGGATATCCAAGACGATATCGATGAAAGACTCCGAGAAGTTTCAGACCTGAGTAGAGAGACCGAGAAAGATGTTCGGGACTCGATAAGGAAGGCCGAAGACCGTATTGAAATGAAGATGGAAAAACTAGATAAAGACCTCCGAGACACCCTACAGAAAGCACTAGACAATCCCCTCTCGGATACCTAATCCCCCTACCTTGGGATCGTGACCTGAGTATGTCCCCAAACTGCTCCTTTCCTTATAATAAAATAATCTAAAAAAACCCCCTTGACATTCTCCCCTTACTGTGGTATACTAAGCCTTATCCAGTCGGGGAGGGTGATTATACCTTTCCGTTATATCAAACCCCATAAAAGTGTTAAAAAAGTCTAAAAGAATCAGCTGATAAGTGTTGACTTCTTGTTATGATTATGAGATAATGGTTACCTAATTGATTGAGAGAGTATAAATTATGACTGCATTTGTTAAAGAGAACTTCACTTGGGACGGTATGTACCTTATGTATCAAGGTGAGTTCGAAGGTTCACGTACTATGGAAGAAGTATCTCCGAACTGTCACCCATCTTGGCACGGTAAGCCAGAACGTACTTTCATTGCACGATTCAAGTACGGTTCTAAACCTTGGAAATCTTGGGTCAACTTCCTAGTGAAAAATGTAAATATTGAAGACTATATTCAGTTGTCTGGAAATACTACTCCACTGGATGCAATGAAAACCCTTGGTTTCAAACCACGTAAGAAAAAGACTGTAAGGTACTGGAGTTATTAAGACTTCGGTTCTTATGAAAAAATGTTCTAAAGAAGGTGTTGACTTCTTGTTATGATTATGAGATAATGGTTACCTAATTGAGTTGAGAGGTGTTTGTTATGACTTTATCTTTTGAATGTGTTACCCAAAACTATCCATCAACAATTGGTATGGCGGTAGGTTCTACCGTTATCGTGCGGGACGTTCCCGCTTCATCTAATCCTAACGGGGTCACCACCCTAGAGGTAAAACGTCTGACCGAAGAGTACTGTAAGGTAGGGGAGTTATAAAGACTTCGGTTCTTATGACAAAATGTTCTAAAGAAGGTGTTGACTTCTTGTTATGATTATGAGATAATACCTTTGTTGATTGAGTTGAGAGATATTATGAATAGAGAAGAACAGATTACTTACCACTGGAATGACTTGATGGTTCATTGTGAAACTAAAGAACGTTTCAATGAAGAAGAGTTCGAAAGAATCTACAATGAGATTATTGCAAAAATTAATGAGATGGAGAACTAAATGAAACTTATTATCGAAACTCAGTTCCGTGAAAACTATGGTGCCCATGATTGGGACGGTCAGGGCGAATGTCCTCAGCACTGGAAGTCCAAAGGTGGTGACACATATGTTGTAGAGAATATCACAGAGGATCAATTCATTAGTATTCTCAAGTATGGTATTCCCACCACCCTCACGTCTTCGATTGAAGACAAAGATGACTACTCTATGGAGTACATTATCTCTTACGATTTCATTAACGATGATGAGAAGATTCCGTGCGAAGAATGGGAGAACCCGATCTTTCTGTCATACAACGGAATGAAAACCCTTAATGTTAAAAATTTATCTAATGGAGAACAATGTGTCTAAAGTAACGATTGAAATGGAACACGAACAGGTTGACGCGATAATGGTCAGTGAATTGAAATGGCACCTCGAAACCTTCAGGAAGGATCTGGAACGCAGAGAAAAGGGTGAAGGTATGGCTATATTTGATAATGACCCCAAGGCTGATGTTGTTTACCTGAATGAATATATCGAGGCGTTTGGTCTGGTACTGGATTACTACGGTGGCGGTTTATGATTCACGGTAGTATGCGACACTATGCAAATGGACGTAAGAAGAAGTACAATGCATGGACGACCAAAAAACGTGAGTATGAGTTCAAAGACTATACACCAGAACAACCTTACAGACGTGAGACTCCGGTTTATAAATCTCTAGATAGTGGTACTGGTAGTACCGAAAAGAAAGAAAAAATGATCTACACGGGTACGTTGGTCAAAGGTATCAGTACGATGCACAAGTCTAATGCGGTACCTATCATTGATGCGCAAGAGGCGAAAGACCACGCCAATATGCGTAGGTAATCATAGGAGAGTGAGCAACAATGAAACAAATCACAGATGAAGAATACGATCTCTTCAAAAAACTGACAAAGATTTGGTTCCATACACAACCTGACAAGAGTGGTTCATTCTTTATATGTGGTGAAGGTGGTGAACGCGATGATAGTGGATTGCCTGACATTATATTGGTATGCCCGCAAATGGGTGCGAATATCACAGCAATCTACGAAAAGAAAACTGTAGGAAGGAGCGGACAATGAGAATGTGGGAATATAAACCAGACAACTGGGTCGTGTTGAAAATTAAAGAGGGTAAACTTGACAGCGGGTTCTACTACAAAGTTCTCGGTGGATGGAGTGGTGGTTATGTCGATGGTGACAGTTGGCGAATGAACTCAGGTATCTCCGAAGTCACTGAAGACGGTGGCTACCTATTATTTCACGGATACAGTGGCAGTGTGTATCGTTGTTATAAAGGTAGTTATGGCTTGCGTATGAACAATGCAGGTATATACAATCAACTGAAAGAGAACGAGACATTCGAGGGACAAATAACCTTGATGGACGAAGACACTAACTGGACAGGAGTAAAATACAAATGACAATAGTAACTGATGAGTGTTATGAAGAGTATAAAAGAATAAAGTTGCGTCTAGAACAGACTGCATCCGAATTTGAAACGAAACCTCTGAACCCAAAGGACAGGTTTGACCTAGAACAGGAACTCATGGAATGTTGGGATATTACCACGGACATTAATGATATCTATGAGTATATTGGGGATAGTGAGTTCTTTGCTGACATGAGTGCGAAACATACCGATAAGCTTATGAACCTCCTACTCGGTATGAAGGAACTGTACGAAGTGAAGTTCCAACGAACCTTCCGTACCTTCGAACAGTGCATATCGAACAGGGAACTGTAGGAAGGAGCGGACAATGAGTGAACGACTATTAACCTCTCTGTGGAGAGAAGAACTGACTGACTGGGGTGACCATAAGACTCCGAACCATACCTACATTACCCGAGGTTCTCAGTTGATAGGGTATGTCAAACGTGGTACGACCGAGATAATCGAGTTCAGTACACCCCTGAAGACTTGGGCTGTGACTCGCAGGAAGTTCCGCAAGTTATCCAAAAAAGAGATAAGAACCTACCTTGATATAACAAAATGATCTAAAAATAAGTGAAAATAAGTGAAATAAGTCTTGCATTCTTGTTATCATTATGAGATAATAGTTACCTAATTGATTGAGAGAGTATGTATTATGAATTTTCCTACTGCGTTAAATGACTTCCGTGATTATGTCCATAGTTTCTACGGTAAAGAGGGTATCTACGACCTCGGTTGTGGTATCCCTGATATCCAGAATGCAATTATTGAGTATGCAGTGAAATGCATGGATATTGCCGGTCATTGGGGCGGTGGTGACAGCGTTGATCGTGAACGTGTTCGTTATATTCTAGAAGCCAAAGGTTTTGAGGAGATTAAATAATGTTTGTAGTTATTGAAGGTCGTCATAAAAACAAGAAGGTTGTCGAGAAATATGTCGATAATCTTTTTCGTGCGTTGAAGATTAATCGTCTCCAACGTCTCGTCCATATCAAATTCAAAGGAACTTTAGACGGTTACGCACAAGGTCTGTGTATCGGTGACCGTGACTACGCTGAGATTGAAATCGGTACCAAAGGTCAGACCTTCATGCGTCAGATGCAAGCACTTGCTCACGAGATGGTTCATGCACGACAGTTTCTTCGTGGTCAGTTGACCTCGGAAGGTGGGTTTGCATGGAAGGGTCGTAAGGCAGACGGTTACGATTATATGAATCAACCATGGGAAAAGGAAGCCTATCGTCTCGAACGTGAATTGTTCCTTGATTGTTTCCCATTCGATATGGAGGTAAAATGAAACAGACATTGTTATATTTGATATCTATCGCGATATTGACATTCGCATTCCATTTAAGGATAACTGAAGGGACTGCCGGTTTCTATGCACTCCTAACAATCCCATGTTCATTTTACTTCATACTACAAACACACTATATAATATCACGTACACTAACGAGGAAATATAGATGAAGAAAGTAGTTATAACAACTTTGATGTTGTTCAGTATTTCGGGATGTTCACAAATAATGAACACGAGTTTTTGGGATGATAACGAGGCGAAGGCTGCGGTCGATGTTGCGTTTGCGGTTCAAGAGTTGGACTGTGATAGTCAGTTCGTGAAACCTCAGATTAGGAAGATTGCATATAAACTTGCATACCTAGAAACATATGCGACATATAAGAAGTCGCGTGATATAGTCGAACTCACCGGACTTGTAGGTAAAACAGTAGAGGGATTGTCTGCGAAACAAGTAATCAATCCAACTTATTGTAGAATCAAGAAAGAGAGTTTAGTCAAACAAACTGGTGATATTGCCAGTGCAGTATTAGGGAGATTCTAATGGAAAACTTTACAGTAAAATTCGCGGGTACAGACCTTGAACCATATGCAGAACGTTTAGACGCTATCGTTGAGATGGTACAGGACGGTCAGTTATCGAAGGATGAAGCCGCAGAACTGATAGAAGATATCAAGACCGAACAAGAAGTTGATGCACTGACTTCGACTATGGAGTTGAAAAGTGACTTCATCCGGTCTGTTGATTTATTGATGAAAGTTTTATAATTATTTTGAAAAAAAGTGTTGCCAACTTGTTCTGAATATGAGATAATGTCCTTGTTGAATTGAGTTAACCTTTTAAATAGAGAGTATATATTATGAGTATGAATGACATTTTACAAATCGAAACCACTGCGTCTGTAGGTTCTTCTCCTTGGGGTATCGGTGAGATTGTTTCTGGTGACCTGACTCCACGTCAAATGATGGAGAAGGCAGGTTGTGACTGGTCGGTAGAAAAGGTTCCTACCTATGCCGACTATAACGGTGACAAGATCCCTACTGGTATGGAAGCTCTTGTTCGTTCTTCGGACAATAAAGTTCTCACCCAAGTTGGTGGTAACTGGGAACCTTGTCAGAACGAGACTGCGTTTGAGTTCTTCAATGAGTACTGCATGGAAGGTGGTATGCAGATGGACACTGCGGGTTCTCTGAAAGGCGGTAAGATGGTCTGGGCACTTGCCAAGGTCAATGAGTCTTTTGATGTTCTCAAGGGTGACCAAGTTGATTCATACTTGTTGTTCTCTAACCCACACGAATACGGTAAGTCAATCGACATCCGTTTCACCCCGATCCGTGTATCATGCATGAACACTCTTGCATATGCACTGAAGGGTCGTGCAATCAATGGTGCGAAAATTAACCACCGCCGTGCGTTTGATGCGAATCACGTTAAGACTACTCTTGGTCTTGCTCATGAGAAGTTCGAACAGTACAAAGAACTGTCGCAATTCCTTGCGGGTAAACAGTTCAAGATGGAAAACTTGATTCAGTACTACAATGAAGTATTCCCACGTACTTACCAAGGTAAGAATCCACCACAGGTCAAAACGTATGCTGACTTGACCACTAATGGTCAGAAGGCATTTGATGTGTTGGAGACTCAGCCGGGTGCAGAGTTCGCACGTGGTTCATGGTGGCAGGCACTTAACTCAGTGACCTACCTGACCGACCACGAGATGGGTCGTGAAGCAGATTCACGTATGACCTCTGCATGGTTTGGTGCGAACCAAAACCGTAAACAACTTGCGGTTTCTAAAGCAATTGAATTTGCGGAGGCACTATAATGAGTGATATATTAGTCAATGCATTATGGACACCAGATGGCACTCGACTTCAGAGTTACTCACGTCATGATTATAAAGAACATGTGGATTCGACCAATGGAAAAACCTATATGGTCGATGGTGGTCTAGATTACATTAGACGTTCTGTCAACGGTGACGAAGTTGATGCTTCGGTTTTTCTTGATGATGAATATATGTTAGTACGTGAACAAGTCACTTGGGGAACTTATGGTAAGAATGGCGACCAGCCATTACGATATGTACCAGTAAGTGAAATGAGTAATGACCATATTCAGGCAGTACTTGATACACAGACTCGTATCTATCCACAACTTCGTAAAGTGTTAATCATGGAACTTGAGTATCGTATTGAGAACATGATTGAGGTGAGAGACTAATGATGGTAGTTGATAGCGTAAAAGAAGTAACACAATATAAAGTGTTCTTTTATCCAGACGAACATCCTGATATATTTGACGCACCTCTATACAAAAGAAAGTCGATGTGTATGAAGATACTAGGAAAGGCGTTCGATTTGGTCGACCCTATCATTAAAGAAGAATCCTTGGGTGCTGATAAAATCAAACTCGTTGTTTACAGTTATTAGGAGAATATTATGATACCTATTATAGATGCAATACTGATTGCACTAGTTGCATCCCTTGTTATAACGGTAGTGACTTACCCAAAAAGACGTGCAAGAATCGAGGCAACATGTCTCAAAGAAAGTAAACTAAAAACGTTCACTGATGAAATGATTATAAACTTTATCTTGTCAATCTTGTTAGTATCTGTTATAATAATAACATATATTTTGACAGGAGTATTTGAGTAACATGGAAGAGAAAGTTGATGACAAGTGGTACGGTAAAAACTTTGACTGGTATGTCAAGTGGGCTGCAACTGTAATTATCTTGGTTTCGGTGACATTCCGTAATGCGGGTGTCGAGTTCCGACATTTCGACCTGTCCTTCGGTTTACTCGGTACCTTGCTTTGGTTATGGGTATCGGTGATGTGGAAAGACCGTGCACTGATTATTTTGAATGCGGTAATGACACTTTTATTAGGGTCAGCACTAATAAAGGAGTTTGTGTGACATTGAGTCCTCTTGATATTCATGGGATTATTAACAATACCCCCGATACAGAATTAACGTTAACTATCAAAAAACCTAGTGGGAACTTCAAACAGTTAACCTGCTGGGTCAATGATGTTTTAGAAATAAGTCCGGAGACGACAACTATACCTTGCAAGGATAAGTCGATAGTGACTTTTCTTAACTGTGTGTTACGTCTATCGGTAACTCTCCAGAATGCAGTAGGAGTCCCTACTTTCAAGATACCCATGGTTACCGAGGTTACTGACCTAGGTGATTCCATCGAGGTTGAACTGATACAATACCGTCTGTCTGGTTTTATGCCAGAAACCTTCACTGGTTCTCTTCAACATGCCATCTCGATATGTCACAAATCATTAACAACCGAACCTACTGATAATAACATCTTATCATTGATGTCACATATAGAGTCTAAGGTAATACCTGATATACGTATCATGGTCGCATATTCAAATGCAACTGTTCCTGTAATCAAGGCTGCGGGAGAACGTGGAATACCCTTTGTATGTCTAGGTAAGGGTATCTACCAACTAGGTACAGGAAGTTCTCAGAGACGTATTAAAGGCAGTATGTCCGACCGTGATTCTAGTATTGGTGTTGATATTGCAGGGGATAAGTTTGTTGCGTCAAGTACATTACGGAACATGGGATTCCCTACACCCGAGCATTATATGGTGACTCGTCTAGAACATGCACTAGGGGTAGTAGAAGACTTGGGATACCCTGTGGTGGTCAAACCTGTAGATGGTGACCGTGGGGAAGGTGTGACTATTAATGTGGACAATGATGCCATGTTACGTGGTGCAGTCCAGAAGGGTATGAATGCGTCTATCAGTAAAGTTCTGTTGATAGAAAAACCTGTCGAAGGTGTGTGTCATCGACTCTTTATCACCAATGGAAAAATGGTCTATGCGGTAAAACGTGACCCTATTTACGTGGTAGGTAATGGTGTCGATACTATATTATCCCTTAATGAGAAAGAAAAAACTCGTCAAGATAAACGTCCGGTCTGGAATCGCGAACCCTTTGCACACTTTGACTATACTACCGAACTGCATCTACAACTCACGGGTATGGATGGTCAGACTGTACCTGCCGAGGGTGAAGTGGTTTATCTAAGAGCCATAGAGTCTACCCAAGATGGTGGTATAGATGAGGATATGACCAAGAAGATTCATCCTGACAATATTGATATGGCGATACGCGCAACCAAAGTTTTGGGTCTGGATATTGCGGGTGTGGATATCATCGGAAAAGATTTGTCGGTACCATGGCACAAATCGGATATGGTGATTACTGACATCAATCCATCTCCTACATTCTGTGCGGCTAGTATCTCTCGTAGTTACCTACCCGAGTTCATCGATACCTATTTTGAAGGTGACTGTTGTATACCTGTCATACAAGAAGATGAAGTACTGAAAAACGTGGAGGAAGGTATTCGTTATGCAGTTCTTTCCGGTGAAAAGGTTACATGGAGTGACGGTAAAGAGTGGTACCATAAAGGTACTCATCAAGAACAACTGAGAATGTTGTTACTCGACCCAACGTTCGATGCGTTGTTTATTGTATAAATATGGGAAACTGCATTGTAATCACAGGTACCCGTAATGGATGAGAAATTAATAGCAACTGAAATACCCGAGAGTAGGGACAGAGAACGTTTTGTTCCGGAACACCCGATAGATGGAAAGATTGACATCCCTGGCGACTTCGGAACAGTTAAGGATTTTGCACAATGGTGGTTCTATAATAATATGCCATTTGCACCCCCACTCGATACAGAGATTTATCGTTCGGACGATGCGACCTCGATGTGTATGTTTAGACATGGAAGGTATCAGGTAGAACTCTACATGATTTTTCCTACACCTAATTTACCTATACATGAACATCCTGGCGTAGAAGTTATCAAATATAGAATGCCATACTATCCAAGTCCTGAAGGTATGGAACCAATGATTACCAGTCATATATTGAAGGCGGGTGAGGCGCATGGTGCAGGAATCAACTTTAAGGAACGTGAAGGTCAGTTGAATAAAGGGTTCCCTTTACTCGCGTTTGAAAGATGGGACGAAGATTTAGATATGACTACTGTTGCAACTCGATGGAAGGGTGAAACGGTAGGCCCAATGCAAGAAGATTTAATTAGAAGATTCTATCCGGATGCGTATGTCGTGGACGGATATGCTGACGTGACAAGGAAAATGAAATAATGTTTATATCTCACCAACATAAAATCGCATACTTTTCAGTACCAAGGGTAGGGTCTAACTCTGCCCAGTATGTGTTAGAAAACAGTCAACTCCCTACTCGAGATGATGATGTGATAACCAACCTAGATGAAATAGAATCCTTGGAGATGAATGAGGATACTCTTTCAAGACGAGATAGTCTTGCGACCAGAACTCTCAATGAATATCACATGACGCCTACACAGGCGATTGACCAAGGACTAATCACACTAGAAGAACTTCGTGAGTATACCAGTTTTGCATTTGTCCGAGACCCTCTGGAAAGATGGGTGTCTAGATTTATGTTGGCAAAGTCATTCGGTTTGTGGGAAGGTGATAATATAGATACCATGACTCTTGCGATACGTCATGGATTGTTCAATGGTCGAACTGACCTTGCATTAGATTTCAAATGGAACTACCGTGATTATTTTTATCACAACGATGAACTCATACTAACTCCGTACAAACTAGAGTCTATGGATACGGTTCTATCTACCGTAGTGGGTAATGCGGGAGGTTTTGCGGAGACTGATGTACCTCAGATACAACTCGGTGACCCAACACCCGAGTATCTTAAACTACCAATAGCGACTTGGATGGCCGAAGATTGCATAGACCTTCTGCGTTCATACTATGCATCGGATATCGAGTTCTACGAGTCCATCGACTAAAACTCACATTTGGGTCACATTTTATCAATAAAAACACTTGACTTCTTGTTATGATTATGAGATAATGACTGTACAAATTGAGTGATGAATTCCTAAACAAAAGAGAGAAATATATAATGTTTGAACATGTTCCGGTCGAATTGACCGAGATGGAAGCAGTGACCACCGATAGTGGCCGCAAATACAAAACCCCCGAAGGTGTCAACCTTCCCTCTATCACTACAGTCCTTTCGATTCTGTCACGTGACAGTATTGCCAAGTGGCGTAAACGTGTAGGTGAGGAAGAGGCGAATCGTGTCTCTTATCGTGCATCTACTCGTGGTACCTCGGTTCACGAAATCTGTGAGAAGTATGTTAACAATGACCCCAACTTCAAAGAGGGTTACACACCTGACATTATTGGTTCTTTCCTTGATTTGAAACCAATACTTGATGAACGTTTGACTAAGGTCTTCGCACAAGAAGCCCCACTATACTCCAATCATTTGGGTGTTGCGGGTCGTGTGGATTGCGTGGGTATCTTTGATGGTAAACCGTCAATCATCGATTACAAAACTTCGATGAAACCTAAACGTCTTGACTGGATTAAGAACTACTTCATGCAAGAAGCTGCGTATGCAATCATGTGGGAAGAACGTACTGGTCAACCTATCACTCAGTTGGTTACCATAATCTCGGTTGATAACAATGAACCTCAAGTGTTTATCGAACATCGAGACAACTGGGTACGACCCCTAATCGAAACTATTGCACAATATAATGAGGAAAATTCTACTTCCCTTTTTGTATAAATAGTGGTATAATTCAGTTATAATCACTTTTAGGAAATAGGAATGATAGGGTTCAAAACTTTTTTATCGGAGGCATCTTTGACCTTCGGAGAAATCACTCGTGAGGATAGACCTGACCGAATAGAATTATTTCTCCGAAAGTATAAAGGTAATGAACCCTTTGAGTTGGTCGGTGGTGACCAAGTAGTCTTTAAGTACAATGCAGAGATTGAGAAAGCTGTTAAATCAGGAAACTCTAAACTCGCACAGTCAATTGGACTCGAAACCCTAGATGGAACTAAACTCGCATTCGGTAAGTTATCTAAGACTGCCGAGTTCGGGGGTGGTCGTGGTTCGGGTGGTGGTGCAGCCAACACTCGTGCAACTGAATCTGCACAATGTGTTTATCTACAAGCAATCTGGGATAACCGGACAACTAAATTCTCTGCGGATGATATACGTAACGCATATCCCAAAACGCATACAGATGCGTCTCTAGATGAAGTTCTTCTGGCTGATGAAGGATGGATCTCCTCTTCCATTACTGCCGCAAAAATTCTACATAAAGCTCTAGGTAAAAAACAATACAGTTTCCATCGTGGATCTGGTTGGGTTGAGATATTAGAGAAGAAGTTTAAAGAGTTGAATCGCATCGAGAAAGCATTCGGTAATGTCAACAAATGGTCTCCTGCGGACATCTACATGGTCGCAAAGGGTGCAGAGAACATGTATGATATAGAGGGTGCAAAGTCTCTGGAATACCTGAACAACGAATTGATGAAGGCATACACTGCACGTGATATCATTGGTGTGTCGTTGAAGAAGGTAATAGGTAACAAGGTCAGACTGTCTCAAGTTAACTATAAGAAACCATTCAAAGGTGCGAAGTTCACCAAGTCATCTTATGGTAAGAAAGATTTCTTCAAGTCCAAAGATGGTTACCTGTTTGGTGCCGGTGGTATTGAGATGCAGTTCCGAACCTTCCCTACCTTCCAGTGCGAGATTATCGGTAAAGCTGCTAAACATGGTAAGGTATCTCATGGTGGTATTGATGCGGCTCTATATGCAACAACTCGTGATAAGACCGAGAATCGTAAGGATCTTGAGTCGTCCATCAAGAAAGATAGGGATGCGTTCCTAGACAAATTCTATGGATTCTATGATGGTGCAGTAGATAGTCCGGTAGACAAGGAAACTTTTAAAAAGAATCTGGAAGGTAAGACAACAGAATGGTTAGTCTCTAAGTACTATGTGACTTCTATTTTCATAATGATACAAGGTCGCGAACAACAATTCATGGATTATTTATTCCGTGTAGCAAAGTCACAATCACCGCTATCTGCGGTACACTTAAAGGTAAGTTAAAATGGCACAAATTAAAGGCGCGCAGGGAAAGTTTCATGAAACTACTGCACTAGTAAATAGACACGGCACGTTGGTAGATAGTGGCAATCCTTTACCTATTGTTGGCACTACAGAAAACCCTTGGGGCAAACAAGTTCTTCTAGTCGATGACGATACTGTTCAACACACTTCTAAGAATAGACGTAAAGTTTCTACATATGAAGTGACAGACTTCAACACATTTACATACGGAAAAGACGTAGATATTTGGGACGAACTCGTTGTTGGTACAGGTTCTTCTACCCATGATCCGTATCTCGGTATGGTTGAATTAGAGGTTGGTTCGGATTCTGGAGATTCGATCATTCGACAAACCGCACGTATCCAGAGATATTTACCAGGCCGTGCTAATGAAGTTTCTATGTCTGTAATTTTTGGATCTCAGACATCGGGTATTCGTAAAAGATTCGGTGTATTCGATGATGACAAAGGTGCATACTTTGAAGATGATGGTGATGACCTTTATTGTGTATTGAGAAGAGATACTGCCGGTGGAGAAGACGAAGAACGTTATTCTCGTGCAAATTGGTCTGTTGATAAGTTGGATGGTACTGGGCCGAGTGGTATCACATTAGATCTTTCTAAAATTCAATTAATGGTAATTGAGTACGAGTGGTATGGTGCAGGACAGGTTGAGTGGAAGTTTGTTATTGACAACAATGCAATTTCTATTCATAAGATAGATCACGCTAATACTCATGACCACACTTGGGCATCACGTGGTGCACTTCCAGTTCGCATAGAATTGACAAATGTTGATGGTATTGCGGGAACTCACTCCGTGTATCAGGGTTCTCATTCATTCCTTACTGAAGGAACAACTACTCTTCTCGGAAGACAAAAAAGTATTTCTTCGGCAATTACAGGAAAATCCCTCACATCTGCTAATACTTTTTATCCTATTGTTGCGATACGACTCAAGGCAGACGCACTAAACTCTGTCGTACTACCCGATGAATATTCTGGTGCTACATTAGATAACTCAAGTATGTTTATCAGAGCAATCGAAGATGCTACTGTTACTGGCGGCACTTGGGTTTCATACGACTCTGATTCTCCTATTGAATATAATATCACCGCTACTGGTTATACCAACGGTAATATTTTAGGAACAACATATGTTTCTAGTGGTAACATGGGACAGAAAGTTGAATTTCCTGAAAGGTCGATTACTCAACTTGCCAGAAAGACCACAACAACACTAGGTGATACTACAACCACGTTCCTGATTGCTGTTGCTTCAACGGGTTCAAACAAGACGGGTTGGGCAGATCTGGGTTGGATTGAGGTAAGATAATGAAATTTAAAGAATTTATCACAGAACAAAAGAACACCCACATGACGCATATCGAAGATAAAGTCATTTACGGGGGTGTGAATGGTACACGGCAAGCAATCCTTGCACTGCGAGAATTGCGTGATATGTTGTCCGGTAAACACAGCGGAAAAGTCTCGGTAAAATGGGATGGTGCGCCTGCAATCTTCTGTGGACAAGACCCACGGGACGGTGAGTTCTTTGTTGCGAAGAAAGGTATATTTAATAAGAACCCAAAGGTATATAAAACTAATGCAGAAATTGAAGAAGACACTTCGGGAGACCTTGCGGACAAACTTAAAGACGCTCTTAAATATCTACCAAGTCTTGGTATTAAAGGTGTTATTCAGGGCGACTTTCTTTTTGGTCGAGGTGATGTACAGACTAAGACAATCGATGGACAAAAATATGTAACGTTCCATCCTAATACAATTGTGTATGCAGTACCGGAAGAACAGGCGCAATCAGTTAAGGCTGCAAAAATCGGTATAGTGTGGCACACTACATATACTGGTAGTTCTTTTGAGACGATGAAGGCATCCTATGGTGTTGATGTATCGAAACTTAAAAAGTCTACTACTGTATGGTCACAAGATGCAATGCTTCGTGATTTATCTAACGCAACAATGACAACTAAAGAAACGGAGAAAGTGAATGAATATCTTTCGCAAGCTGGTAAACTTTTTAACCAAATTAGTGGGACGACCCTCAGAACCCTCGAAGGAAACCCCACCCTCGCCCAAACCATCGAAACCTACGGAAACACCAAAGTCCGCAAAGGCGAAGTCATCGGCAACTCGAAAACCCACGTCAAAGGTCTCATCAAATACATCAACGACAAGTACCAAAAAGAAATCGACAAGCGCAAAACCGAAAAGGGTAAGCAAGCCCAAGAAACCAAACGCGAAGAAATAATGTCGTTCTTTTCACCTGCAAATCGAGCATCTCTAGAAAAGATGTTCGAATTGCAAAAAATGATAGTTCTTGCAAAGTTAACTCTTATAAATAAACTTAACAGTTTAAAAGATATTGACACTTTTGTTAAAACCAAAACTGGTTATAAAGTAACTGGTGAAGAAGGTTATGTGGCAATAGATAAACTTGGTGGTGATGCGGTGAAACTTGTTGACCGTATGGAATTCTCATACAACAACTTTTCACCCGATATATTAAAAGGCTGGGACACACCTAGTCGTACTTAATGGGATAAACCAGAGGAAATAGAAGTGGCAAAGAAACCGCTTAGATTCAAAGAATTCGACTCCGTTGATACCAACGAAGAAGTCGCGCAAGAGGCATTGACCGTACAACAACGTATGGCGAAGTCTCGTCAGATGAAGAAACTTGCACCCAAAATCGCAATCGGCCGCAAACGCGCTGCCCGTAAGATGGCGAATATGGATACCATCAAAAAACGTGCACGTAAAGCCGCACGTAATATTATCCTAAAGAAACTAACTAAAGATATCCCCAAAGACGAGTTGTCAATGTCTCGCAGACAGGACATTGAGAAAAGACTAGATAAGATGAAACCTAAGATTGACAAACTCGCACAGAAAATGTTACCGAAGGTTCGTAAGAAAGAACTTGAACGTAAAAAAGGGGGCCCAAGTGCCGATTAAGAATTTTTCCCAATACCTCATCGAAGAGGAAAGGGAGGTTTATTTTACCTTTGGTAGAATGAACCCACCTACTATTGGGCATGGGAAAGTGATGGATACTCTTGCAGCGAAGTCTGGTAAGAGTGATTATAAAGTATATCTGTCACACTCACAGAATCCCAAGAAAGACCCACTGTCCTATGTGGAGAAAGTGAAACACACTCGTAAAATGTTTCCAAAACATGCACGTCAAGTAATGTTAGATAAGGATGTCAAGTCCGTATTTGATATTGCAGTAAAACTATATGACCAAGGTTATACTAAGATTAATATGGTTGTTGGTGCAGACCGTATACGTGAGTTCGATGTATTGTTGAATAAGTACAACGGTACAAAGGCACGTCATGGTTTCTACAATTTCAAAAAGATTAATGTCATATCTGCGGGTGAACGTGACCCCGATGCAACTGGTGTCGAGGGTATGTCCGCGTCTAAACAACGTGCGAATGCAGAGAAAAATGATTTTGTTACCTTTGCACAGGGTGTACCAAAAGGTATGTCCAACAAAGATACACGTGCACTATTCAATGATGTACGTAAAGGTATGGGACTCAAGGAAGAAAGAGAATTTAAAAACCACATCGAACTAGAAACTGTTTCTGAAACAAGAGAACAGTACGTGTCAGGTGAACTGTACAATGTAGGTGATTTGGTAGTAATCAAAGAAAGTGACGAGGTTGGTACTGTATTAGTCCTTGGTGCTAACTATGTAATTGTAGAAACGGCCAACGGTAAGTTACGTAAATGGTTAGATGCTGTAGACCTACTAGAGAAACAAGACTCAGATATCAAAGATCGTGAAGGTACACAACCTGCACGTTATCACTCTGGACTGAAGAAGTCCACCAAAGTTGCACGTGATGCACACTTCAAGAAACACGGTAAGAAAGCAGACGATGATGCATCTGCATACAAACCTGCTCCTGGCGATGCAACTGCACAGACCAAACCTTCTAAGTACACCAAACAGTTCAAAGATATGTACGAAGAAGTCTCTCAGAAACAACTCAATGACCTTGAGAAGTTTGGTGACAGACTCCTTGCAAAGTATGATATCGATATAGAATTCACACGTCACTTCGCTGACCGTATGAACGACTCTCGTAACAAACCTGAGATTAAGGTCACTGAACTACAGAAGTTGTTCAAAAAGATTGCAAAAGAAAAAGGTCGGAACATCAAAAAACATGGTGATTCAGAGGCAGTCCTGAAGGATATGCAGTCTGACCTTAACTTACCTGTAGTAATCAACTACAAGAACGGTGAGTTTGAAGTTATTAACAAAACAATAATGCGCAAGAAAGACTTTAAGACTACTAGTCCTGAAGTTAAGTACGAGTCTGTCGAACAGATTGACGAGTTACTTGGAAGATATATCGATAATCTCGAAGGCCCATTGGCGGGTCGTTTCTGGGATAAGATTATTAACGCAGATGTGTACAAGACAGTTATCGCAACCTTCAGAAAAGAACTTCAAAAAAGTTCTGCGGGTCAAAGAAACAAATTAGGATTTATGTCAGATATCGCACGTAGGTATGGCGCGAATGGTCGTAGTGCGGCAGAGATATTCCACAAGTTAATCAAGAAAGGTGTTATTCCCGAGAAGGAAGCGTTCTATCCAAACTTCAGTATGAAGGAAGAACTTGATCCGGTTAAGACTGCACGTGATGCAATCGAACGTGAGAAAGAGTCTGATAAGAAGAAACACGATTCTATTCTAGACCGTGCAAGACTTGCACGTGCAAAACAAAAGAATAGGAAAACTAAATGATTAATTTCAAAAAATACCTTGCCGAAGCACGTTATTCAATGTATGATGTAATAGATGAAGAGGGTGAAGGACTTGCTGGTAAAGCGAAGAAGTCTGGTATCTCGGTAGATACATTGAGAAAAGTTTATAACCGTGGTGTTGCGGCATGGAAGACGGGACACCGTCCAGGCACTACTCCACAGCAATGGGGATATGCGAGAGTAAACGCATTCATCGTTAAAAAGAAAAAAGGCAATTTAAACCACGATAAGGATCTTGCATAAATGAAGTCGTTTCAAGAATTACGTGAGAAGTCAGTCTCACAAGCCCAACAAAAGATGATGGGTATGGCACTCGCATACAAACGTGGTGAGATGGACGATGTGTCACCCGAAGTCAAGAAGATGGCGGACTCTATGTCTACCAAAGACCTCGAAGACTTCGCAAAGACCAAACACAAAGGCCTGCCTGATCGAAAAGAATCAGTCGAACTTGACGAAGCAGTTAAAACGAGAGTTTATAAAAGTGGAAAGTATTGGCTTGTTGATGTATCAAGTTCTAAGATTGACTACACTGATTGGGGCCCTACTGGCAGAGGTTTTGCTAATGAAAAGGATGCTCAAGAATTTGCCAAACACATGCAAAAATCTGTAAAAGAATCTGTTTCAGAAGGTGCGATGTCTGACTTCCATCTGATGGTTAAAGAGAAGGTACCTGCTGCGAAGATTGCTAAGGAACTTGGACTTGACCTCAAGACCGTGAAGAAACTGATGAAAGATATGAAGGAATCAGTAGACCTCGAAGAAGGTAAACTACCTCCGCATCTAGCGAAGTTCTTTGATAAGAAAGGTGAATTAAAACCTGAAGTTCTTGACCGTCTAAAGAAAAGTAAAAAGGGTCATGAATTTCTGATGGGTAAAGATGTTGCACCTAAAGGTTATGGTGTAAAAGAAGAAGTTGAACTTGACGAAGCAATGCGCGGTGGTAATGCTAAAACTTTCAAAACATTAGAAGATTGGTTAATGGCGGTTCTTGATATTAAAGGCACAACTGTATCTAAAATGGGTAATACATTAAGAGTTAACGGTTTAGGTCGTACACAATCTGCTACGTTTGAATTGAAGAAAGGTCGTGGTTCTTTACTAGAAGCACGTAAAGACTCATCTGCCGATTTGTATTTCAAGACTTACTCTGCCGCAGTACAACACGCAAAATCACAAGCAGAGAAGAAAGGTTTCGAAGTTGTCGAAGACGATTGGTTCAATCAAGTAACTACGGGTAAGGGTAAACCAGGCCGTGGTAAGACTACACGTCATACACTGAAGTTGACTAAGAACGGTAAACCTGTACGTCAAGGTCTGTCGATTCAAGTCTACAACCGTGACACTGATACGAACCCATACGAACTTAACTTCTACGTGAGTTAATATGAAAACTTTTAATCACTACAATGAGATAGACGAACATTGCGAATGTAATGATTTGTACGAAGACTTAGAATTAACAGAGTCCGAGTATCAAGGAAAGAAAGTCACGTTGAACAATCCCATTCGTACATCCGAGAACCCCAACAAGAAGTTCAAGGTGTACGTTAAGAATGAATCTGGTAAGGTTGTTGTGGTTAGGTTTGGTGACCCTAATATGGATATTAAGAGAGACGACCCCAATAGACGTAAGTCATTCCGAGCAAGGCACAACTGTGCGAATCCCGGCCCCAAATGGAAAGCAAGATACTGGTCTTGTTACCAATGGCGCGCAGGTTCTAAAGTCGATAACTAATATAAATAAATGGGGTAACTGATGGCCAGCGATGACCACCGATTAGATAGAATTGAAGAGAAGATAGATAAACTATCCGAAGCAATGGTATCTCTCGCAAGAACAGAGGAAAAGATATTATCTATGGAACAAAACCATAGAAATCATTATGAGAGAATGAATCGATTCTCTGAGAAACTCGATGCTATCGAGACTAAGGTTAATGAGAATGCACATACTGTGTCTATTATTAATCGTGTAACTGTAATAGGTGTTGCCGCAGTGATTGGCGCCATCATAAAAATGTTTTGGTTTTAACAATAACAACGGAGACTAGACAATATGTCTGATTTAAAGAAAACAGCGGAGGCATATTTGCAAATGGTCTCTGAGAAAAAAGAAGTCGTATGTGAGAAGTGTGGTGAAGTCCACGAAGGTTCTTGCATGGACGAGAAGAAAGAACTCGACCCTGTAAATGATGCAGAGAACGATAAGAAGTTTAAAGACCGTAAAGACAAAGACATCGATAACGATGGAGATGTTGATTCTTCGGACGAGTTCCTGCACAAGAAACGTGCCGCAACTGATGACGCGATTGACGGTGGTAAGAAACCTGCCAAGAACGTGAAGGAAGAGAAGGACGAAGAGGAAGAACCTAAGAAGAAAATGCCACCCAAGAAAGATGGTGATGCAGACGAAGGTGAAACCGAAGCAGAAAAAGAAGACGATGACGCCGAAGCAGTTGAAGCAGACGGTGAAGGTGATGCAGAGAAACCTGTTAAGAAGAAAAAGAAGACTGATGAAAATCCTAAGACTTCTGACTCTACCGCAGAGATTTCTAAGATTGAATCTGTAAACGCCCGTGAAGCATTCATTGCGATGTGGTCTGAAATTGAAGAAGCTGTCAGGAGCAATCAGAAGAAAGGTGCAACTGAACCTGAGAAGATTGACTCTAAGGCATCTGGTAAAGAAAAAGAGTTTGTTGCAAAACATCCTGTTGACGCTAAAGACCACGATGAACTAGAAAAGGTTGAAGAACCTAAAGAACGCACAGTGAAGAAAGAGATGGCAGAGTTCGAAGTAATTCGTGCATTGTTGTCAGGAAAACCCACCGGAGAATAAATTATGATTAAAGCACCTAAGTGGTGTTCACAGGCAGTTCCTTCACCTCGTGGTTGGGTTGACCCAATCACAGGTGAGTTGTTTGTGTCCAAACGTTTTACCCCCGAACAGATCGAAGAGTTTAATGGGGAGACTACTGAAGTTCTGGAACAAATGTATGCAGAACCGGAAGTTGTTCCTCCTATGTTGCATGAAGCTCCTGTACACACGTCCCTAGAAGACATGACTAAGGTACAACTTATTGCACTCGCAGAACAACTGGGAGTTGATGTTAAGAAGAGTTCTACGAAGGCAGTATTAATAGAACAACTTTCTTAATATAATTTCGGTATATTATGAAATTTTATGTTTTAGTCTCGAGTTCTATTCAAGGACTCTATAGAAATTGTGTATCACTTCCAAGAAAAGATACGGTAGTTGTCATCAATACGATTGATGATAATTACCGCAACTTGGCAGAAACCTACTGTAAAAAATTCAATATAGAATACTATATCACCGAGTCTGATGGTACCGCAGCCACAGGTAAGAATTCGGTCATAGACCTATTCCTTGCAAGTGACAATGAGTACATGGTACAGGTAGACGGTGATGACCTTATTACCCCCCATGGTATCAAGGTGTATACAGAACTCTCTAAGGTAGAAAGTCCCCCTGATATGGTGATACTATACCGACAACCTCAAATATCACTCAACCTCAACAACTTTGAATGGTTGTATAATGAATGGGATGGTAAGTTACAGTCATTGTCTGATGCATGGGAGTTGAAATACCCATTCGACAAATCAGACCCCACTTATCTTCAACACACGAAATCGGTTCTATATCACTACTTCATAACTAAATGTACTCCAGATGAAGACCTCGCAAGACAGTGGGCGATAGATAGATTTGAGTTCAACGAACGGATGAACACATACGGTGAAGTGCGAGAGTATATGTGTAGGATGGTATTCTACTCTAGGAAGGCAGCAGAACATGTTAGATTCAACAACAACTTAATGGTTGGAGAGGATACTATACAGTTCTTAAAAATGAAGAAACTTGCACTAGAGGGTAAACTCACTATCCTACGAAGGAAAGAGAGGGAGATACCCACATACCTATATACTAACGACCCGACACAGTTAACACAACGTTTCTATAAGAGTGGAAAAGACTGGTCGTGGATTAGGCCTTTTCTTATTGAGTTTGATAAGATAAAAGACGAATTAATTAAACACAAAAGTTTACCGGAATTCAAAGACCCTGTATGAGTGATATCGAACTGAACCACAAAACCCTTTTACTGTTTGCAGCGAAGAACTATTATAATCCTACCTGCATAGACAGCGAAGAGTTTTTCACTGACATGAAGAGGTTCAAGTATGTCAAGAGACTACTGAATCGTTATCGTGACACCGGAGAACTATCCGAAAGACTAATATTGAACCACTTGATTGTCATATTCAATTGTTGGGGGTTCGAGTCAGGTATCGAGATGTTGGCACTCAAGATAGAACCTGAACTATGGTCTGCACTAAAACCGTTCCTTATATTCCTAAAAGCTATCCATCCAGATGAACTTACAGGTATAGAAATGGATAAATATGTAATAAACACACTGAGAGAAATTTGATGGGTATTTTAAAATCAGCAGCAGACCTCGTATATACGATACGATTTCTGAAACTACTCGTAACACCTTTTGATAAGACAGAGGCGTTCAAGGCGGGTATCATCGATGAAGATGGACAAAGGAATAAAGAGTTCGACCGTAATAGTGCGGACGACCGTGAAGCATATCGTTCACACTACACACCATTCCACCGTCTTGTTTTCAATATAAAACGTCTTATGGCGAAAGTTCCTGGCGGTCAATCTGTGGTTGCAAGATATGGTGCGGCTCTTGCACTAATCAAAGAACACGGTGAACTGTCAGATAAGAACCTAATGAAGATTCACGCCGAGACTGGTATCGATATCCTAGACTGTCTTGCAGAACAATCTCAGTGGTTCATGTTAGAAGGTAATCAATTGTCGCCAGGCGTGTACCGTATGCGCAATGAATCCATCACTACAGAGTGTGACGAGGTTATCTTTAAAGGTGACCAGATACGTATCACCGAAGAAAATTCTCTTCCCCGTGATGAAGTTTTAGGTCTAAGTGTGTACGAAGCAGTACATATTAAGACTCAAAAAAGACTATATATTACTACAGCTGAAATAACTAAATGAGTTTAGAACAGGAATATAAGACACTATTTCCAAATTTCAAACGAGGAATAGAAGGTCATTGTCTACTCACTGATGTTACCATTGAGTACGCAAAAGATATTCAAAGTATAGTCCAACCAAAGAACATGTTGGAAATTGGGTTTAATGCAGGTCACAGTGCATTTATGTGGTTGTCTCTATTTCCCGAGTTGAATTTCCATTCGGTCGATATATGTGAACACCCATATACCCTAGACCATATGAAAAAGTTAAAAGAAGTTTTTGGTGATAGATTTACGTATGGTAAAGGTGACTCCAAGAAACTAAACCGAGACTTTGTTAGTCAGTTTGACTTGGTGTTTATTGACGGAGACCATACTAGAGAGGGTGTCACCAGTGACTATGAGTTGTGTCGTAGTGCAGGAACACCTTGGATTCTCATAGATGATTATAATAATTTACGAGTACCAAGGAATTTATGTAACCACATAAGTTCTTCGGAAAACCATCCCTACACAGAAATAGGGAAATTCAAATACGATGACGCTACTCTAAAGACCGTAGCAGTACTGTTTAAAAGGAACGACAATGAAACCGTTTAAGAAGTTTGTTGATGAAATGACAGGAACCTCTGCGGTTGCAGGTGCAGGCGATGACTCTGAGACAGTCGTGATGCGCAAGAAATACGACAAGAAGAACAAACGTAAAGACCAAATTGATGTACTCAAAAGAATAATGGGTAATCCCTCCAAAAAGTCTTGACATTCGTCATGCACTTTGTTATACTTTCACTCTATTAAATAAGGACTCCATATGGACGTTTATCGCCATAGGGGATTACTTGTCTTTGTAATTCACGATGAAGAAGACATCCCCGAAGTTATTGAAACACAAGACTCAGTTGGACTGGCTGGTCTCGAAAAAAATAAAATTTTATATGTGTGTATGGAGGGGACGGATGATAAATACCTTCACCCCGAAAGGTTCTTGATTAAGAACCACGATGCGTCTCTGGTAAACCACTTCATGTGGGAAGGTCTGTTTACCCAAGACCAACAAGATGAACGCATGTGGGAGATGATTAACCAGTTTATAGATACGGGTAAACAGTTTGTTATTGAGAACTACAAGTTTACAAAAGATGAACCATTTTACGATTACAGCGGTGGACGAGAAGACCTATAATGAAGATTGATAAAAAACTAGATAAATTATTAGAAGATTATGCGGTAGGAATGTTGAAAGACTTCTACCTCACCAAAGAAGAAAAGTCACCCCAAGAAGGTTATGCACGTGCCGCAAAGGCATGGTCTGGCGGTGATGAAGAGTTAGCACAAAGACTGTATGATTATGTCTCGAAGAAGTGGTTTATGTTTGCATCTCCGGTTCTGTCAAACGCACCAGATGATAATGGAAAAGGAAAGGGGATGCCTATCTCTTGTTTCCTTACCTATGTACCTGATACCCTAGAAGGACTAATAGAACACTCGTCAGAGTTACGTTGGTTGTCTGTAATGGGTGGTGGTGTAGGTGGTCACTGGTCAGACGTTCGTACAGTATCGGACATTGCTCCTGGCCCGATGCCTTTCATCCATACTGTGGATGCGGATATGATTGCATACCGTCAGGGTAAGACTCGCAAGGGTTCTTATGCTGCATACCTCGATGTGTCTCATCCAGACATTATTGAGTTCTTGAATATGCGTATCCCTACAGGTGATGTACAACGCAAGGCATTGAACTTACACAATGCAATTAATATCAGTGATGAGTTTATGTTGGCAGTGACCAACAACACTGACTTTGACCTACGTGACCCCAAGGATAACGCAGTCAAGGAAACTATCAATGCACGTAAACTATGGGAACGTATCATCGAGACTCGTTTCCGTACAGGTGAACCATACCTGAACTTCATTGATACTGCGAACCGTGACCTACCAGAACCACTGAAGAACTTGGGTCTGAAGATTCACGGATCAAACCTTTGTAATGAAATACACTTACCTACTAGTGCAGACCGTACTGCGGTATGTTGTTTGTCTTCTTTGAACTTGGAGTATTATGATGAATGGAAAGAAACTAATATCGTGCGTGACATTGTTCGGATGCTTGACAATGTGTTGGATTATTTTATCGAACATGCCCCCGACTCTATCTCCCGTGCACGATATAGTGCTGAGCGAGAACGTTCGATTGGTCTAGGTGCGATGGGTTTCCACTCACTCCTACAGAAACATGGAGTCGCATGGGAATCGGATAAAGCACGTGAAATTAATGATGTTGTATTCAAACATATCAATGCAGAGGCAGTCGCAGAGACACAGTTCCTCGCATGGGTGCGCGGGTGTTACCCTGATGGTGAAGGGTATGGACGCAGGAATGCCCACCTGATTGCGATTGCACCTAATGCATCGTCTGGTGTTATTTTGAGTACAAGTCCTTCTATCGAACCATTGAAGGCAAATGCATATACACACCGTACACGTGCTGGTTCTTTCTTAGTGAAGAACAAATACCTCAACCAACTCCTTACCGAGAAGGGAGAGAACAACGAGTCCAACTGGACTTCTATTATCACCAACAAAGGTTCGGTTCAACATCTACCGTTCCTTAGTGAAGGTGAGAAGTCTGTATTTAAGACTGCACAAGAGTTAGACCAAACTTGGGTAGTCCAACACGCGGCCGACCGTCAGAAGTATATCTGTCAAGGTCAGTCGGTGAACGTATTCTTCCCTGCTGGTGCACCTAAATCCTACGTGAACAAGGTTCATGTTAAGGCATGGAAGGAAGGTTTGAAAGGTCTGTACTATCTACGTACAGAAGCAAAACAACGTGCAGAGAATGTCTCTGAGAAAGTGGAACGTGTTGCACTTCAAGAAGATAATCGCACGATTGTATATGGTATACCAAACTGTCCGTTCTGTCAGTTAGCAAAAGACGAATTGACACTACGTGGTGTACCGTTTGATTATATTGATTTGAAAGAGATTGGTAAGACTGCTGCAGAAGTGACTGGACGTAAGGTCAAGACTGTACCGCAGATTTATATGCAAGGAAATTATGTAGGTGGTTATGAGGAACTTATGGCGTTCCTAGATAAGACCATTATAGAAACCGAAGATAACGAATGTCGAGCTTGTGAGGGATAAATGTCAGGACTACTAGAATTTAGCAAAACGTATAAACCGTTCCTCTACCCATGGGCGGTAGAACTAACAAAGAAACACGAAGAGGTTCACTGGGTCGAAGATGAAGCGGAATTGTCCGAAGACATCCAAGACTGGAAGACCAAACTAAGTGGAGAAGAAAAAGAGTTCATCACTCAGGTACTTCGACTGTTCACTCAGTCGGACGTACAGGTGGGAGAGAACTATCACGAACTATTGATACCTAAGTTCAAGAACAACGAGATACGTAATATGTTATCTTCGTTCGCGAACCGTGAAGGTGTACACCAACGTGCTTATGCATTGTTGAATGATACTCTGGGTCTACCAGACGAAGAACACCATGCGTTCCTTGAGTACAAGGAGATGGCAGACAAGATTGACTTTATGAAAGAGGGTAACATCAACTCTCACACAGGTCTTGCACTTGTACTTGCACAGTCTGTATTTAACGAAGGTATGTCATTGTTTGCGTCATTCGTGATGTTGTTGAACTTCCAACGTTTCGGTAAGATGAAAGGTATGGGTACCATTGTTGAGTGGTCTATTCGTGACGAGACTATACACGTACAGGGTAATGCGAAACTATTTCG